AATGCTAACGCATAGCTGCTGGTATCTATCGTACTGTCAGCAACTGTTGTTGAAACACTCCCGTCACTGTTATTAAATGTATATGGCATTCTTATTCCCTCAAATAATGTTAGCTCAACTGTACTCTGACAGTGTAGATTATCTCAATAATTCTGTTTTGTGACTTTTGTACAGGATGAAAAACAACATGTGTTAACATAGTACTTGTGTTAATGGGCGTGTCGTCTGTTGGATCGCTAGGATAACTAAACAGCGCCAGCTCATCAAAAATATAGTCGCCTTCGTTTGTTGTACTGCTGTCAAATAAGTCTTGGTCACTGGGTTCAGCATATCCTAGTGTGCAGGTTACTTTGATATCAGTGTAACTCGGCCCAGGGATAATTTGAATCTTGTCTGTTTCAGTATCAGCTGAGATAATCTTATAGTAAGTTCTACTGTACAGATTGGCACCAGTTTCATATGCTTCACTCACACGGGGTGATTTGTAAATAACTCTACCTGCTGTATCTACGCTGGTAGCGCCGTTTCCAAATGCCATATAATGAACGTAAGCACCTTGTGCATTGTTTAATGCATTAGCAATTAAGTTAGCCATATTGCCGTAATGAATAGCATTACGCTTGTTGATGAGTTCTTCGCCTGTTTCTTTGTCACGAATTAGGATATGCCCACTTAGGTTAATACCCGCAACATCATCTGGCTTATTTTTTTGAGTATTTTGCTCTTGCATATTCTCTTTGCCTTCGTCTTTGTCTAACATACGTTTATTTATCACTTTTTTTAAAGTAGTACATAATTTTTAAATTCCGTGGATGAATTTCATTAAGCTTTCAGTATTAGCATAGTCTGCGTTAGCAACGTCTGCCAAGCTAAGTGCAGTGTTTGCGCCTGCATTAAGTGTAGGAATTTCTAAGGTTACTGTTACGTTACCGTTTAGGACTGGCGCAATATTTTCATCAAGCGGATCGATATCAAATGCATGATAATCCCACATACCATCTTGCATAAAGAGGTCATCTTCTACAGTAATTGTGTTGTTGGCCCCGTCAATATCCTTGATGTAGAAGAATGTAACATTACTTGCATATGATACTGTATAGCTCGTGCCTTCTGCTGTTAGCAAGTTACCATTAGCAGTAATAGCTACTGTCTCGCCCTGATTTAGTAGAGCGATGGTATTTGCAGCAGTTGTAAGTGTTAACTGATTTGCACCTACAGTAGCATTAGCTGAAGAAACTGCCATGTTTGCTCTTGCAAACGAATTTGCATTTCCGGTTTCTGCATATGCAACATTAGCATAAGCTACAGTAGAAACATTGTATGTTTCATATGTGTAAAATTCAGAACCAACTTCTAACCAAACTGCACGGTTTGTATCTAGTCTGTTAAATGTTTCTTCTTCAGATCCTTCTACTACAGTAATCGTTACATCATTATTGTAAATGTCTTTGATTAAGTGATCCTGTACACTAGTACCTACACTACCTCTGGTTAGTTGGCTAAATGTGTTTCCATCTTTACGCTCATACAGCACACGCTCAGTGCCTACCCAAATTACACCTGGATCGCCCGGGCGTGGTGTCTGGAATACGCTTGCATCATCAACTGTAATTTCAGTTGAATATGTGTAAACGTTTGATGTTACTGTTGCAGTTTTATTAGATGAAATTCTAATAAACTCGGTATCACCAAACAAGTTCTGATGCATTCGGTATTGTACTGCAACTGCACTTGGTGTTACAGGAGTTGTGCTAGTGTTGCCGCTAGCATAAGGGCTAGTGTAAACATCTATGATTAGACTTTCTAACGGATCAAGCATTACCATTTCTTCTGGGCGTTCTTCACCGTATAGAATCTTCTTAAATGTTGCACCGTCAAAACCTTCGTAGGTTTCGTTGTTGCGTCTTAGTGTGATATTGCCCTGTGTTAGTTCACTAAAGATACCTTCGTAGTTAGTTACTTCAACACTTCGATCAAACCCATATGCATCCCACGCATCAGTGTCCCAACCAAAGTTAGTTAAGAATGTAGTTGTTGGATCTAGGCCGTACACTACTTTGCTAAACACATTAGCATCAATAGTTTCGCCTCTCCATCCGCCACCAACTTTTTCTTTTACAAGATTTAATGTAACAGCTAAGTTACCTGAATTGATAATGTCATACAATACCGTAGCATTAGTTGTAATGCTGGTATTAGAGCCGGCTGTAATATCATTATAATGAGTGCTTACTTCAGCAGCAAATGCAAATCTAACTTCTGAGTCAAACTTAAATATTCTGTCAATTGCTCTCATTTGAACATTAGCAGTAATCTGTGCTTCTGTCATTTGGTTCAAATTAGCAATGTTTCTAGCAATACTTAAATTAATTGGTGTTGTGCTTGCATTATGACCAAACTGTGTTAGCTGATAGTTTGTTCGATCAAATACTAATGTAGTATTATTGTGTCTAAATACACTATCACCTTTGTTTGTAATGCTAAAGTAATTACTATAAGCATTGTCAAAGAACATGATGTTAGCATCATTTTGACTAAAGTCATCTAGTACACGTACAACGCCTAGCTCGCGATCGATATATGGTGGTTTATCAAAGTCACTAACCATTGTTGCACCAATAGTTTCAATTGGTGGTCGCTTCCCGTCTCTGTATTCACGAATCTTAGCACTGAACGGTTTAACTTCGTTCATGTATTCAATAATACGAGCAAAATTATCTGGTCTAAATCCAACTGTAGGAATTAAATCTTCCTCGTCTTTCTCAATATATAGATAAGAAGTTTTGAATGCCCAACTTAACTGAGGTTGTTCAGTGTATGCATATTTTAACATTTCAAAGAACACTTTATTCCATAGCCCGATATCGTTAAAGATCGGATTTCTTAGGATGTTTAGTAAGATACGCAATTCGTATGCAACTGTGCCTGGACGGCCAGCTGTTATTATTGTTGGTTTAATTTGTAACGTTTCATTTTTAATGCTAATTAGTTTGAAATTATTTTCCGATGCAACATAGATCCAAAGTTGAGGTCTATCAGAAGTTGCAGACTTAACTTGTATAACTGCCCCGTCTGGTAAATTCTTTAGTGTGTATAATTCACCAACACTACCAACATTGAACACAGGCTTGTAACTGTTATCATATCTAATTTTAGTGTTGCGATAAGTGTCTACTCTTTCAACTTCGTACCAATTTACACGTTCTAAATAAGTTAGTGTGTCAGGCAATGTTGCATCCCAACTTGAATATTGAGTCTCAAGTTTCAAATCTCGTAATAATTCATTTACCACTGATCGGAATGTTCTACGAGCTGCCTTAACATCATTAAACAGTGTTTGTCTTGGTCGGAAGGCGATGCCGTATTTTTCAACTTCGCTTAAGGTTGGATCAGGTACCTGCTGGCCTATAGCATTTTCGCCGCATAAACTATCAATTAGTTTTTCGCTGATGTGTTCTGGTATAATACTATTATTGTCGTTTTCGCGAACCAATTTCCATGCGGTATGTTTAATACCATCACTGGTAGTATTTCTAGAAACATTGATCTGTATTACATTTTCTTCTTTCATATGCTGTGAAACATTATGTAGTACAAAGCTCTCATCGCTAATAAAGCTAGCCATTGTTAAACCATAGCCAACTGGATTAGCAATATAACGTGCAATTGTTTCAGTGTCAAACTGGCGGCCTAAGCTACGTGTAGCTCTGCCGTCAACTATAGTTCTATTTTGTACCCAATAATAGTAGTAAGTTACATACTTGCTTGTTTCAGGATCAATTCGTCTTTCAGCAATATACTTGTCCGGCCAGCGCGGTGTTCCGTTACCGTTCCAGTTCTGCGGAAGTGCCTTACTTTCAACCCACTCACAAATAGTGACTGCACTGCCTGGGAAAGTGCGACCCCAGTTAACCCAACGCTCGCGGTTTGAACCCTGCTCGTACCACATGTACTTGATAGTGCTAGTGTCCCACCATACCTTACCAACATTATTAACACCAAATCGTGTGCGAGCATTATTATAGTTTACCGGATCGTTTTCAGCAATATAATGAATTTCATTTTGAATGAATCCAGGTAGTACACCTTTAAACGGATCCCATAGATCAAACTGCACAGTCTTGTTACCAGTATCCGGATCATACATTAGTGCGTTCTTAACATAGTTGGTATCGACCATAGGGGTCTGCCAACGTTGTGGTGTGCCGTTTTCCAAATATGCCCAGCCACCTGGTGTAAAATCAGGCATTGAGATATTAGCCGGATCTAAGTTAACGTATTGGTCAATCCAAACATTAGCTAATTCATCTCCGTCTTGTTCCAGATCTGATAGATAAATTTTATTTTCATTGTAGTCAGATACATTGTTATAGCGTTGACTTTCGAACACAAACACATTTACATTTTGATTTTTTTGTCCTTGTAGTGTTACTGTGTTTCCAAAAATATTTCTAATGTCATACTTATAGTATTCTCTTACATATGTTATGCCACCATCTGCTCCAAACCCTGTGTTTTGTAGTTCAGGATTTAATCTAGTTGATACATATTTCTCTGGATCAGGGATAATTGGTCCGTCAGTTTTAATTGAGTCAACACACAATAGTGAAAGAATAGTTGGGGGTGCTGCTTGAGCTGCAAGAGCTTCAGTGGTTGTGTATTTTGCAATGTCTTCTTGCGACAGCAGACCGAATGGTCCTGATTCGTATAGATTTTCGTATTCCTTAGCCAGCTGGCTGTCGGATAAGTTTGGCTCTACAAATTCTGCTTCAATACACAACATTCCAACATTATAGTCACCGATCTCGATTCCTAATTTTTCTGGGAACCCAGGTGTGTTTGTGTCAATATTAATACTAGGATAACTTGTTACTAGATTCAATTTGCCAACACCCGGGGCTGCAGGAATTGGTCTAAATGCGATGTCTTCAGGTAGGTAGCCAGCGCCTGCGAGTGCGTTGTTTAATGCATCAGCAAGTGTTTTGGGTACATCAATTTCGACTACCTGATCAGGTAATCCAAGATCTTCTTTAGCACGGCCTTTTTCTGAGCAATCAGGAACGTCGTCTGCGGTTAAGAATACGCGAGCACCAGTACCGCCTGCAACACGTAATGGTGTTGCATAATTTCCAAAATCAGGATCCAACGGATCAATTACTATAGCATATTGTTTAGCTAGACGTTGGCCGCCAATATCGATAGAAGTTTGCGGATCGTATGCGCCTGGTGAACCAGTATATGGTGCCCATGTCTTTGACACAGCATCGTATTTAAATTCTGGATATTGTATAGATTGTCTAGTTCCGTCGGATTTTTTAATAATATTAGGATGCTTACCGTTTATGAATGGTGGTACTGAATTATTTCCAGTACCACCATACTCAGGATGGTTTTGACCATATGGAGTATTATTTGAGTCCGAAGGATCTGCTATGCCTAGATTATTACTGTTAGCAAAGGCTGGTAGACCTAACAAGTCATAGTCATATTCTAGTGGAATACCCTGTGTTAAATCTGCTGGGAATACTTTGTACAAGCCTCTGTCAATAACACGTAGACTTGTAATAGCACCGTTGTCGTCGACGCCAGTTACAATAAATTTAGCAACACGCAGTGGACCTGCCAGTGACTTGTATCCTTTAATGAATGCAAAAGAGTCGCCAGGGTTGCTGTCTGTTGTATCGGCAATACTACTTGTTATATCAACAACACCAACTTTAGCACTTAATTCTGCTGGTACAAGTGGCATACGTTGATCTGCGATTTTTCTCAATGCCCCAGTTGCAACAGCACTTTCAATAGGTTCTCTTAAGCTAAATTCTAGTACACTGATGTTTGACACAACGTTAGCAGTAAAGTACGAGTCTTTAATTGTAATTGTTGCACCGCTAACACTATCAACAGTAAATGCTACATTGTTTAAATAACTCTGTACAGTGTTACCAGCTGCGGTTCCGTCACCTGTTACCAGTAGAGTGATTACACCACCTTCAACGATCTTACCGCTGATTAGTGACGCATTAGCAACGTTGATAGTTAACGCATCAGTATCATTTAATAAATCAGTGAATGTGTAATTGCTAACGTTAGCTGCGTTAACTGTTGTAACTGCGCCTAGCACAATGCTGTTAGCTACTACACGATAGAATGTTGAACCTGATGCAATTATGCTATTATCAATAACTGAATGATTTTGAACTTCTATGATAGTATTATAGGAGTAGGTTAAGCCCTGCAAGTCAGCTGCGTCAACAGTAAGATACGCACCTGGTCCACGCGGACTGATGTCAGTTACGGTTACTGATGGAGGATTTTTTACATCGTACCCGATACCGTAGTTAAGCATTCTGACACCGGTGATTGAACCGTTGGTTTCATCGATACTTGTTACTTCTGCTGCTGCACCAGTACCTGGACTGTTGTCACCGCCAAAGCTAATTCTTAGGTTAGCCGGGTTGTTGTAGCCAGCACCTGCTACGTTTACACAGATACTGCCTATAGGGCCTCTGGTATTGTTAGTAGGAGTACCGCCAATTAAGCGTAGTCTGTCACCGATTTGATAACCACTACCACCGTTTTGGTATGTTGAACTTACTGTAGTAGTTATAGTCGTGCTCGGTAGAACAGCGCCTGTTGTTATAGAAATTTCATCTTCATCATTAGTAAACACAGTTGTATTGCCACTGCAATCATATAATGTATATTGTGCTACAGGTGTTTCGCCAATGTTGCCGGCTGCATAACCAGTTGTTGGTGCTAACACTGTAGCATTTGAACTACAACTTTCAGTGTTAGTAGTGGTTGTTGTTTGTTCAAAACCGCGAACAACGTGGAAGTCGCCTACACGCTTTAGTGTGCCGCCGCCGCAGCCGTTTTTAATTGCAATTGCGGTATCGCTACATGATCTAATTTTTAGACTTTCTATGCCATCTGGATTTTTCTGTACTTGTGCGTCGACACCTGATTGATTACACTTGATTTGAGTAGCAATGTCTCGTGGTGTTGTTCCAGCAACAAATAATACTCGTGCATCATTAAAAAATAACTCTGTTCCTGCGGGTACTGTAGCAAGATCTCTTCCATCAATTAAGACTTCCGGGGTAGGCCTGTAAATATTTGTTACTGCTGTTGGTCCAGCTGGTACAAGGTCGCCAGCTGAATTGTATGTTAGCGGAGTAATATTAAGTGTTGGTACTCTTGTGTATGTGATATTGTCAGAGTCTAGCAAGCCGTCTTCAACAGGTATCGAGGCAGTAGTACCTAAATCTACAACATCATTGGTATTAGTTACAAATGTAGCTGGGATTTCATTGAGCGTAGTAATTGTTACACTGTTGTCAGCGTCTACTGAGTTAGCATCAGTGGTAATGTTGTTTACCGGAACACCATTTAGTGTTACAGATGTACCAATTCGCTTAGGAGCATAGTTAATATTACGTAGTGTTTGATTTAAATTACCTAGTGTTTTAGTATTTGGTCTATACCATGGCTGATCAACTATTTCGTAGCTTCTAAGCGGTGTAGAAGTTCTAGAAACTACAGTTAGTTTTTTAGCTAGAGGAATAGTAAAGCCACCAGTTACACGCTGACTTGTTGCATTAACATATCGGCCACTGTCTAATGATTCTGAGTAGCCATATTTTTGTGGATCAACAACTTGCTTTCTGATAGGAGTCTTAAAGCTAGCTGGCATAAAGTTGTAACCAGTTAGGCCCTGTTGACTGTAGCCTGAGAAGTTTGCGCGATAGTTATTCCATCCGGCGTAATCGCGGCTGCCGCCAGTATATAGTTCACTGTTAACGTTGATATCACCGTAGCCAGCAACGCTGCCGCCGCCGGGTGCAACACCAGCTGGTGTAGATGCAGGATTAAATGTTGCTGTATCTGGGCAGAGGCGTTGCATAACGGCCCTCATCACAGGATCTAAGTTTGTCATTTCTCCTGCGCGGAATTTTCCGCAATCGTCTTCGGGGCAACTGCGGCTTGCAAATTGTAATGCACCACTGTAATCTGGTCCCTTGATGCTGACACTAAAGTTACCGTCTTTTTGACCGTTACCGTAAATGCCGCGGACAAAGTACAACCCGCCGCCCTTTAAGTAAATGCTGCCGGTAGCTTTTTTGTTTGCGTGGAGGCCGCCGTTTTTAACTATAGCATTTTGCCATGTGTAGTTTTTATTACCAAGCTCAGGATGGCCGCCGTCCGACTTATAGTATTCGTCACCTGATAAGTCGTCCTTTGGAGATACCCAAAGCCATGAGCCGTCATCTGACTCCATTTCAAAGTTATAAGTACCTGATTTAGGTGCAAAGAAATAACCCTTAAATTCAGTTGTGGAATATTCAGTGACTCTGCCGCCTTCTAATATGCCTAATCTAACTTGCTGAACTTGTTTAGCACCACCACCAACGAACGCTTCTCTATCAACGCCGCCTGTAATCATACCCTGTGTCGGACGGCTGTACGGGAAGTAAATATTATCTTCGTTTAAGCCAAATGTACTTGTTTTCTTCTTCCATGAACCAAAGTAGCCTGCGCCTTCACCTTTCTTCTTCTTGAATAAGCTGCCGATCAGTCCGCCAATAATTGCAAGTCCAACTACTACTACGCCAAAACCACCTGTTGCACCGATGAGGCCTGCCGCGGCTCCTGCTACGCCGCCTGCGGAGGCGGCGAATATTGTGGTGGCAGCAAGGGCACCTATCCCAACACCTAATGCTGCTCCGGCGCCTGCGCCAGCCAACGAGGTAAAGATACCATTACTTCGACTCCTAGTAAATGTGTAACCAGTTATAATACCGCCTTCTTTGTATGCTCTAGAAGGTGATTCCATACAGTTGTCGACGTTGATCTCATTTAATGCAACGTCAACTTCGTTAGGTGCATCAGCAAAGTATCTAACGAACAGTGCATATTTGCCTGTTTTATTAGCACTACCCTTAGATACAGTAATTCTTACATATTGTCCTTGCGTACAATCTATTGTTCTATTTAGGAAACCAAAACCACTAACACCCAAAACTTTATTAGATGTGGCGTGCTTTGCTGTTGCAGCAATAGTTCTATCGCTAGCAAACTTGTTCAACGGATTTTCGATCACTCGCTGAGTCAATACACCTAACGCATTTTCAGCTGGCTTGTAAATGATAGTATTCAATCCTGGAATAGTATCAAACCCGTAGCGACCAATCTGACTGCCGTTAGTTTCAGCTAAAGTCGAAGGATCTGCTTGTGTGTCGATAACATATCGTGTTACAGTCTTAAAGTCAGGTGTGTCTGACTGCTCAATTGTAATACCATTAACAGATTTAGTACCAGCGGCGTCGTTGTATGAGAAGTCAAAGATTAATAAGAAAGGATGTTTACCTTGAATATTAATAACATGTGTTTCATCGACCCCGACCGCATCTGTTTTTTCAGTTAAGAGACTTGTTTTAGGAACAGTTGGTCTTACAGTACATGCACCCATTATTTCGTTACGGGGCGGGACTGGATTTGGTGCGCGGGCATCGCACGCACTTGGTAGATCTGCTAACACACCACCAGTTAACACTGGTGCAGGGGATGTTAAATTACGCTCATCAACTAGAGTGACTGCGCTGTAGGGAGTGGGTGTGCCTCTTCCGAACCCTGCACCCAATCCTATCTGGCCAATGCGTTGTGTAGCAGCACGAGGTGCTACTCCTGTACGTACTTCATCATATCTAGGTCGTTCATCTTCATCACCGGTTGATCCGCTGCCAAACGTTTGATCCGGAGCAAATGCTCCATAACCTTCTGGGCCTGCGTAACCTTCTGGTAGGGTTTCACCTGGTAGTAGGACCTCGTCAGTAATAACGTTCCGCCATCTTTTACCACCCCAACCTGTATCAGCAATTGGTCTACGTAATACTGCATCAGCTGGTAGTTCTGTTAAGCGAATGTATTTGACTCGTGCAATTGTACCTTCATAATCTTTGTAAACAGGTGTCGGATTACCATCATTGTCAGCATTATTGTAGTCAAAACCAATCATTTGGTTCACATATGTATGCGGTTCCGTCCAGAAGCAGGCTACAAACACTTCATCTGCGCGAATCTTAGTGTTAGTTTGATCTTCAGGTGTATCAACATTGTCATCAAAGTATGCAAACCCTGAATCAGGCGATTGTACTGGATACACACTGAATTCTTTACCGTACTTAAATCGTGCTTGTCGAGTACTCCATCCGTTTTGATTATAACCAGGATACGGATTCGTATGTTCGTCAGGGTCATAATCGGTAAAGCCATCGCCAAATATTACAGAATCAGGAACATGATTGTCACCAGCTGAGTAGTATCCTCGGCCAAATCCCCATGCAACATCGGCGCCTGCGCTTCCCGGTAATAGGCCCGGGCCTTCTGCGGCTGGTTCCCATTTACCTGGTGCTACACCTGGTTGCCACATAAAGAATGAATTATGTCCCGGAGTAGTAATTAGAATAATTGTTTCTTCTTCGGATGACGGACTGCCAATAATAATATCCTTAGGCATAAAACCAAAGTTAGCTAACTTTTGGGTGCCATTGCCGCCTTTTACAGCAAATGGTTCGGAAATAATCTGCTTGCCAACAAAGAACGCAGGCTCAACTGGGGGTATTTCAATATACTTAAAGTTCTTAGCTCGATCATTTCTGTCCGCGGCCCATTTAATACCAGCTGATGCAGATGAATCGGTACCGCCAATCGTGTAATATACAGTTTCAGTAATTAAACCGTTAAAGCCGTTGTATGCACTTACAGTAGCAAAATAATCGTATGCAAAAGGTAAATCAGCTGGCACAACATCTACAAGTACATAATACACAGTACCTGCATTGTTTTGTACAGCTTCATAAACTTCGAATTGCCATACTTCACTAGTTTTTAGTCTCCAACGCGAGTATGTAACTGAACTGTAAACCACAGTTTCATTCATATCATATTCGGACCACTTAACAGCTTTAGTAGCGGGATTGGTTGGATTAGATTCTGCTGTACCAGGAATAATTGTTAATACTTTAGCACCGTCGCTGTGTCCGCGTGGTATTGACGGTTTCTTAACAGCATTATCTAAATCTTCACTGTTTCCAAGATCGGTATCAGTATTTCTAGCTGGCTCTGAGCCGTCGCTGATACTTGTATCTTGCTCTAACGCAAATGCTAAGCCTGGCGCAACTGTACCGCTAACTGTTTCGTAGTTTGGAATATATTTGCGTAGTGTTAAGTCCCAATAATACAATACACCGTTTGAATCAGTATAACGCATACCTTTGAGCGGGCCTACATATACAGGTCCTGTATCAAACTCTGCATCTCGTTGATATTCTGCTGCATCAGAAATTTTCATTTCACCTGCAACTTTTACCGGACTCGAATTACCTACTAAATCAGTTAAAGCTTGTTCATCTCTCACATATGGCCCGTAATTGTGAATCTCGCTTGCTGTACTTTTAATATCAGTATCCGGAATGCGAACTGGAGTCTTAAAGTCATTTAACATATTAAACGATACATTAAGCTTTCCGCTTCTATCTTGTGTAACAGCAGATCTTCTTAGCCTAATTGCACGATTAATACTTTCAATCATGCCCTCCGGGTTATTGTAGCTACCGATGTTGATAACAGAGTTGTTTAAAGTTACTTTGGTATGATCAACTGTGGTAAGAACTGGATATCTAAAGTCTGTTGAGATTGGTTCCCTAATAATAACAAAACCAGTAGAGACGTTAGCATCTTCGCTGAGAATAGTATTCTTAAAGGTAATTGTTGTATTTGATAAGTTTTCGTTAATATAATAATCACCTGCCATAACAGGTTGAGTATTTGACGCATACAGCACCGTAGTTGCAGCAAGTATTGGACGTCTTGCAATTGTAAATGTGTTCGCACTAATATTTGCAAAGCCACTAGCAACATCAAAATATACACTTGTTGTATCGTTAACAGCAAAGTCATCTAATACGTTGATAGTATCGCTGCCTACAGAAGTAATTCTGTAAACTTTGTTGTAAATTTTTGGTGTTGCAAAGTGTACAGCAACACGTTTGTTTAGATCCACAGAACTCTTTGTGATACCATGTGGATCAGTAGTTTTAATCTGCATACCTCTTCTAACAATAGTACCAGTTATTTTGTCATCAGTGGTATACGGAGACGAAATAATAACAGTATTTGCTTCAGGTGCAGAAACAATTGAATATGCTCCAGTCCATGCATTAGCATAAACCTTAACAACATCACCAGGATTTAAGTTATGCGCTGAACTTGTTACTAGTTTAGTTAAGTTCATATGTCGAACATCAATAACGTTTGGTCTAGTAGCAGTAATAGTAACATTACCAACCGTTTGACTGTTAGAAACAAGCCATGATAAGTTACTACCAGAAGTAATAACCGTATCTGCGGCTATTCCTGCGCCACTTAAACTCATCCCTCTTTCTAGAACTCCGCCTGCTACAGTGTTAACTGTTAGCACAGTACCAGTAATAGAACCGTTAAATGTAGCAGTTTTTTCAATTACTCCAGGTAGTTCAATAGTAAACGCATTAGTAGTAGCATTTGATGCTATATAATGATTTGATATATTACCATAGCTAACAAAGGTTGATGTAATATAGCGCACATTACCTAACCCAGATACTACATTTGCATCTTCAAAATAATCACTTTCAATTACAAAGGTATTTGCGCTAACATTCTTACTCTTTACATAGTAAATGTTACCATTAGCAGTGCTGTCGCCATCACATAGTAATGTTACAAAACTAGGCGCTGTTACGAATGTAATGTTAGCACTGCCAATGGTTACATTACCTACGCTATTAAAAATCACATTAGCGTTAAAGGTGTAATCAGTTGATTCACCTGCAACTAACTGTACTGCATCACCGTTACGAATATCAGAGTTAGTAATACCCGAAATTGTAACAACATTGCTTGGGCTTGAAGCACTCGCAGTTGCTCCTCGATATACTTTTGAGGATACAGGTAGAATATTTTGAATCGTAATTAAACTTTCCGGATGAGGTCCGATGCTCTTAATTCTAGCTTCGATCATCTTAGGTGGTTGAGGATCTTTAATTAAGGTTTTCTTCTGCTGTACAATTGTTTCGTTAGTCCATATAACAACATTATCACTTACGTTTGCATTCTTTAGGGTTAGATAATAATCCATGTATTTAGATGTATTATCGTTACCAATTAAGTTTGTATCTAAGTAAGCAAATAAACTTCTGTCAGTGTATAATACTGCTTCGTTACTTCCAGGTTTATTTTCTACGAAAGATGTTCCAGAACCAATGGACTGTAGTCTATATACGTTCCAATTTTTAGATTCATCTTCAGCCATATGAATCAAACTACCACCAGCTGGCTTGATAATAACTGTATTGTCAAACAAGTCAGGTAAGCTAGCAATATCATATGCCATAAAGTTAACGTTTGCAGGGTTTACGTAACCTGCATTTGGAATTGTAGCATATTTTTCTGTGGTTAATCCATAAGAATTAACATTAGTTAATGTTGGCCATAGCTTGTTCTCTCTGCTCCCAGTGGGCTTTCTAAGAAAACGCGACGAATCATCGATATCAATTAAAATAATATCATCGTCAGTTGCATCAGGTGTAATTTCGTAATTACGTCTTGTACCAAGTTTGATTGCAATATGATCGTGCGTTTCAACTTTAATGTTTAACGTACTTCCAGTAACATCACCCGTGTATGCATTAGTAAAGTCAATTGTACCCTTTTCTACTACAAACACGTTCGACTGACTTGCTAGCACAAAGCGAGATGTCTTTGTAGCAGGATTAGGCAGTGATGTTAGAACTGAAGTTGGCAGTAATGAGATATTAGCAAACTCAACTGTTGATGCAGTGAGTGTATACACTGTTTCTTCTGGTCTATTTTGGATCAATACACCATTAACATAAACATCTACAAAAGGATAGTTGTTGTTGCTAATTGTTGTGTAATTTTCATTAGCAATAGTTGTATTACCGTTAACAATTCCGCTGTTTAGAATTACAGTTAGTGGATTGTTTTGATCAACAACTGCTGCTGTGGTAATTTGCCATCTATCACCTGCATCATAATCCCAAAATGCGTCGCCTAGAGTTGTATTATTAACACTAACAGTAATATCTGCCTTTACGGTATTATTTGCTACTTCAAATCCGTAGCGTTGGCGTGGCTCGTAACGGTAGCCGCTACCTACTGTGGTAGTATAGTTTACGCCATTTTGATAAACATTGACCGCGGAATTTAGGTGTAAGTTAGCATCGGCACTGTTAATAGTAAAACCGTTACCTCTTAGTTCTAGTGTATATTTGTCAACCGTAGCATTGCCGCCGTCAAGTACATCACTTCTAATAGCAATAGCAGTAACGCCTGCGTTTGCACTGTTAATAGCGTTAACTAGACTGTTGATGTTTGAAATTCCAGTTGATAGATTAACCGTGGTTGTTACATTACTAACTTCCCCTGTACCTGTACCTGTACCTGTAGCTGATGCAACAAATGCTGTTCCTATGTTATTATTTGCTGCACCTAATAAAGTAAAGTTTGTTGTGCCCGGGGCAGTAATCACGTATCCTTTGTTTGCCACTAGTGCATTTGCAGCAAGTGTAGTTGAAAAATCAGTAATTGATAAATTACCTGTTAGACTTGCACTTGTGGTACTAATATAGGCTGTGCTGTATGCACGAACAGTGTCAAAAACTGTTTCATCTAAGTCAACAACTATTTCACCTGCAATAACTGTTACGCCTACAATTTCACCATAACCTGAACCTGGATTTGTTACAGTTATTGCACCAAGCTCTCCTGCACTGTTAAGTGTTGCTTCCGCTGTGGCTCTAACACCATTGCTAAGAACTGGTGCAGAAACAATAATTTGTGGAACATTGAAATATTTGTGCTTGCGCTCTAGTACTTCAATTTTTTCTACAATGTTGGTTGTATCTTCCGGGAAAGCAAGAGTAAACAATTGTGGATCTTGCACTTGATCAATTTTATCAAATTTTAGTTCAATTGCTTGATCCTGATTTGTGTCACCAAAGTCAGCTACACGTAACGCCCATTCATCGTAAACATTAATCTCACTTGATGGCGAGCGTGACAGTGCCGGTACAACCGTGCCAATTCTTTCTAGGCTACCAGTTGTACCCTTGCTTTGCAACATACCTGCATAAAAATCATATTGCTGATCATCGATGATATCTAGTTCAGTTAAGTATTGTTTCTGTTCAAAACCAAAAACTGCTCGACTTGCTTCGTATAGTTGTTTTTCTACAGGAATAAAACCTAGTTCGTGGTAACGGCCTAGGCTTTCCGCCATATTATCTAAGTTTGGCTTTAAGCTGTCGCCCTCAATAATAAAACCTTGACTTAAGAATCTACCATCCCAACCTGCTGTTCTAGTCGCTTTGATCTTTAATCTACTGTGTCCCTGATTTATAACAGGGTTAAAAATAACATCATTAAATTGTGTAACATTATCTACAACAAATGCGTGCTCAATTTCTTTAGTAAAGAGTACAACACCATAAATTTGCTCACCTTCTGGTGGCACAATCTCAATAGTGTTATCTTGGCGTACAATCTCACAGTCTGTGGGATTGATTGCAACACCATTCTGGTTTACAATGTTAAACTGTGAACGATCTGTTCTGTTAATTTTTGCAATAAAACCGCGTGGGGCAACAAAAGTAGCACTATTAGCCATTGGGCTAAGTTCTAATGTGTTACCAATTTCCCAAACACCTGTGGTCCAGAACAAGAATTGTTTTGCAGCATACGCCCAGTCACGTACTTCACCGATAGTTTCATCAAAGTTACCAAATGTATAACCCTGTGATTCTTGATATCTTCCTAAACTAATTAAGAAGTCAAAAAGATCTTCAGTGTTATCAAATACTGTTTCGTAATCAACTTTGATAATGTTGCCTGTTGTTTGCTGATATAGCGTACCGGTAGCAGCACCAATTTGTGGCAGTGCGCCAAATCTTCTCCACTTAGCAGTTTCAAAAGTAGTACCGGTCTTAAATGTTTCTCTTGCAGAATAGTAAGCACCCTTGTAGCGTACAATGGTTCCTTCTTTATACGTAGTATTCTGTGAATAGTCAACAAACTGTGCGGGTGTACCGCCAACACTGATGCGCTCTCTGCCTTTATTCTTATCACTTTGTAGTGTAGTAAAGTAACCTAGATTTTTATCATATCCTCTTACTTTATGTCCTTCAGAAGTCTTTTCAATTATAACACCGCTATAGAAGTTTCTTGACTTATATGGCGAACTATGAATGTTCACAGTAATGTTTTCTTGAGGAATAATTAAGCTAGTAGCACTACCTTCATTGCTGTACTGGTCAGTACGTAAAGTCATAGTGTCTTTGTCAATAAAGCCACTCATTCTATGACCAAGTTTAGTATTTAGGCTGCGTACTTTAGTAATGAAGTCGCTCTCTGGTGACAGACCCTGGAATCGTAACCATGAGTTAATAAATTGGGTATAACCAATGTTGGTAATGAAGTTACCGTTAACATCTTTATCGCCGTGAATTTCAAAATCTGTGGCAGATGTAAAGATCCATGGATAATTTGAGTTAACTGATAATTTGTATTTTTTGTTTGCTGCTGGTCTGTAAAGTTTTGTAGGATTAGCAAATTCTGTAGCAAACTTACCTGGTCTTGCTAGTAATAGTGCTTCGGTTACAGCAAACGGATATGCTTCTGAGTATTTCCATGCATTTTCTGCAGGTGCGCCGTCGCCAAACTTCCAGCTGTCGTTTCTTGCATCTGTTGTGCCAAACGTAATCTGTAATGTGCTGGTTAGTGCAGGAGTAGCGTCAGCATCAAATGTACCGCGACTTAATGTATTTGGACCAGGTAATGTGTCTAAGATTGTTATGCCATCTGTATCATAAACATTTGTAACAATTTCTTGCCCTGCTGCATAGTACTGGCCGGCCCATGTTTTAGTTGATGAACTGTGAGTAGCATAGCCGCCGCCTGTTGCATATGGGAACATCGGCTTACCAGCATTATCCACAGTTACAACATAGTATCGAATTTTAGTAGCTGGACTATCTGGGGTGAACCCGTAGCGTAAGTTGAACTGATTTGTATAGCCTGGTTGTCCTGATTTTGTTGCGTCAATTTCGTAGTCCTCAACAAACATACCAGTATATGCACCTCCAGGGGCAACTGATCGTGTACCTTGACGTAATACCCAAGGACTTTTAATGTTAACAATTTCACTAGTGGTATCTTCAGGGTCAATATAACCATATGGACCGTAAATTGGGAGGCCATCGAATGCCCAGCCAACTATAGGACTATGTTCTGTGCTGTCCCATTTTAGTGCGCCGTCTTCTTCAACAACACCTGCTGTTAGCCCAACTACATCTGGGGTAATTGCGTGATAGTGGAATAATCCGCCTACGGTACTATGGCTGAATGTAGCAAGTTCGTTATAATCATCAATAGTGCCGTTGTTATAGTGCCAAACACCTTGGTCATCCCAACTCTTAATTGACTTGGGCGTGTACAGAGAAACCCCGTTAACTAGAACAGCTACAGCATAATTAGGCATAGCTGTTGGAGAACTAGATACTAGATTTAGGTTAACGTTTGGAATGTTGTAGGACACATCCTGTTCTTCAATTGGTCCAAATCCAACAGCGTTAGTTTCAACATCAACTGTATGGTTAGTAATGTTACGTCCAGCAATATAGATATTGCTGTTGCTATAAGTTACATTTAAACCATTTACGGTTAATAAAGTATTTGATTTTAGACTAGAAGAAGTATGAAAATTACCTACTGTTACATTTGCTCTGCTGTTTGCCCAAACCAATGTTTTAGTTGTTGTGCCAGTGGTAATAATATCTTTAGGAGTCTTTAGCTCACCATTATCATCTACCGGTAGTACAAGATGCAAGCCTTCTCTGCGATAAGGATTATTAATTAAATATGCATCAGCAGTTAAATTTTCTCTAGCACCACTACGGATGATTCCTTCTTCTAGGTCATCCCACATAGCAGTGTTAGCACTGCTGTAGTCTGTGCCATACTGACTGTCCCACCATAGTGGCTTTTCAAAGAATGCTAGCATTTCCCATGGATGAGTATGCGGCCTTACTGTATCGTAGTAATGCTCGTACCAACCTCTCCAGTGACCTGGTAAATCAGTGTTTCCACGATAGTTCCAGGTCCACTCGTTGCTATCACTGTAAAATTCATTTGTTACATAATCAATTTTATTTGTAACAGACCAGTTTGAAAAATAGTATCGCTGCAAACTTGACCATTCAGTTGTTGTATATCCAGTTTCTCTAAATGCGCCGGGTTTTAGTGTATAGATGTTTAATTCTGGTAGTGCATTAGCAGATCTAAATTCTGCCTTAGCACTGTTGAACACACGCTTTTCGAACTCAAGTAATATTTCATCACGGCGGTCGCCAAATAGTGTAGTCTTACTGCCGTCGTGCCCCACAAGTACTTGAACAGGTGTCTGAAAACTATTATCAATTTCAATTCTAGGTTCAAATAGCGGATAGATACCTAACATACTTGGAGTAGGCGGGCATTGTGCGCTATCGCGTTCTTCGTTATAAAGTTTTAAAACTATCTCATCATCTAGATCAACGTTAACACCGTTTAATACAATAGCGATAGGATTAAAATTGGTAATGATATAATCTTTGTCAACATTTAACAGTGTTGTTTCAAATGTATCAGCATTAACATGATATACTAATAAGCTGTTTTCAATCTTGTTTAGATCAGTAAAATTAGATGATACAAATTCAGTAGTGTTTACATCGTTAATTTCAAAGCGTTCTTCAAGATAGTTATCGCCATACGGAATTACATATGTTCTATTGAACACTTCGCGGCCAACACTAAAAGAAATAATATTTTGTAATACTTTTTCTAAAATAAATTCGTTTGAAAGACCGTTAGTGTCAAATAATGTGTAATATGCACTGATTTCTTTCTTTAATCGTGCTTTATACTTCATATATTCTTCAGCGTTGAATCTAATAGCATCTACTAGATTATGTGGCTGATCGTCTAATAGTAATGCGCCTAAAATTACGTCTTGATCAGTAACAACAATATCTGTAGCATATGCTACATCTTTAGGTGTGCTTGAGAAATTATTAACTTGTAGCGCATCACCTTCAAACCCTACTTGACGCTCCATGTAGTTTTTAAAGTGTTGCGTAAACTCAGGTGATGATATAGCTGTTATTTCTTCGTTAGTAACATTAGTTTTCCAACTTAGTGGAAGTTCGAATTTACTAATAGCTTTGTCACTTACTAGTAATTGGCCTGCGCTAGAAAATGCGTTGATTTCAATGAAATCCCTGTTTGAAAGATCAAATCTATCAAATACAATGTACCCGGCGCCGAATACCCCGTACTGCCAGTCAGTACGTTTAATACCATTTACAAATACATCAACGTCGTAACTGCTGTCTGATCTTAGATCTGGTACGCACCCGATCCAAAACTCTCTGCGAGCGTTATCAACATCAAATCTATCAATGGTGTAAGTTGATACTAATCGTTGACGTGCTGGTTGGTCCGAAGGTACCATCATTGATAGTAATTCATGCTCGCCATTGAGCGCTAACTTATAAAATTTATATCCTGCTGTGCTTATTTGATTTCCGCCAAATGGTTGATAGTTGTGCAAATAGTTTGCTTCAGCCATGTCCACAGAGAATTCAATTTCACTGCTGGCTTTAAAACCAATCCATGATAGCGGGAATTTAAGTACAGGATCTTCTACACCAGTACCCAAAGCATAGGAGAAAATTTTGTTACCTTCAAAATTGTTGTTTGGATATTTTCCTTCGTCCCCTAAGTAGACACCGGCTGTATCATATAAATTAAACAGTGGAGCTTGGTTAGCACTTAATTTTCTCTGACATAGTACTAACCCTGCAAGCGTAAATCTATATTCAGTGCCAATATTTTCAGCACCTGAGCGAATTAGCACTACATCATCAACATTTAATTCCCAAGGCACAAAGTTAAAATCACCGTCAACTGCACCAATAGGGTTTAGTTCTGGATGTGGGGCTCTAACAACAGTAATTGTTTCTGTGCTCAAATCTGTGTAAGCTACATAAACATATTTTGCAATATCAGGCTGTTCATTTGGGAAGATAATAGTTTGTCGTTCAATGGGTGTGCTGTCAATCAACACTCCTGTTGGCATTCCTATTACTTCGTCAATTGTGTACTGCGTACATGCAACTATAACGCTACCAACGCCGCGTTTACCATGATTATAAAGTTCTAATCTGCGATCAAATTCAATGATTGGTCGTTCTGCGCGGAAACGTCTGTTTGGTAATTGCATGCCGGCATCTTTGAAGTTATCTTGATGATACCAAAAGTTAATTGTGCTCCAAATATTTTTGTTTTCGGCGCCGCGCTGTACTGTTAAATATTCTGGTGGGCTAGCGTTTAGTCCTGCATCCCATAGTGAGTCACCATCAAACTCATCGTCATCCATGTCATTTTTATCAAATGACCATTGCCCGCCCATTAGATAGTATTCACCGTTAGCAGGATTAATACCTAAGCGTGATCCTGCAGGATAACCGGTAAATTCTCTTGTTGCAAGTGTTTGCGCTTTGTTAACTGTCCATGTACTACCTGATCCTGCTACAATAATAGTATGCGGTAATATACCTGATGCTGAAAGAACCATTCCTACTTTAACTGTGCCGCTGCCGGTAGTTAGATTAGCTACAGATAGCGTAGTACCAGAAATAGTTAAGTTACCTGTTGCAGGAGTCCCTTGCCATTCATAGTTAACTTCTGCAAGAAAATCTCTGCCGGCAAAAGTTAATTCAGATGCTGCAATTACAGAGTTACGTTCTAGTTCAACAGCTTGCGATAACACAACAGTTGGTTTGACTGTAAATGTTTCAGGGAAGGTATGAACCGTGTTATTTTCAACATCAACTTTATAAGTTCCTGTGCTGCCAGTTGACCCGCTAAGTTGCGAAACGATCTTAGTTTTATAAACAAGATCTGCATGATGTAACATCATACCTGCTGTTAATGAGCCATCGTTTACTGCTGTTACAGTAAATGTGGTTGATTTCTTAATAAAGCCTTGACTATTATTTCCAGTGTCACCTGGAGATGATGTTACAATATTACCAAGTTCTTTTAGTTGAAATCTGTTAGAGTCAACAACTAATACCTGATATCTTCCGCCGATAAGAATGTTACTAATAGGTGTGCTGCCACCGGCGTCATAAACAACTTCGTCATTGGTAGCTAGTCCGTGATTTGGATATGTAAACGTTCCTGTTGTAGGGTTCACATTTGCTGTAGGAACTGTTAAGTATGTACCAAAGTAGCCCTCTACTTCTGCGCTATCAAACTTCTTAGACACAATGCCGCTAGCAATACCGTTAATACCTTGACCAATTCTAACATTAGCAGGATCTTCTGTTAGGAAGATATCTGCTGTAACAACTACATTACTGCTTCCAGTAAAAATATTTGCGGTGTCTATATCATATGTAATATTGATATCAGCTAGCTCAACGTTAACAAACTTAGTGTAGCCGCGGCCTGCATCACTAACAGCAATCCCTGTGATTGCACCGTTTGCTGCAACGTTAGCTGTTGCTACTGCAACATTGACGTTAGAACCTGTTATGCTAACCGTTGGATTTACATATCCAATGCCTTGACTTACAACTGTGACACTAGAAACATTACCAGCTTGGTGTGCAATGTCTGGGTGATTAAGAGGGAAAAATGAACCGTCGTATGGCGCATCCACTGGTGTTGAAAACACAGTTTGGAATTGATTACGTCTCGGTACAACATAAATTCCTTGCCCCACGCCCTGAACAATATAATCAATTTCTAATTCACTGCTAGGAATTACGTATTGACCAGTGAAGCGGACAACCATGCCATTTCTAAAAGGCTTCCCGCCTACAGGTGTGTAATATTGTTTACCTAAAATATCACGGTCAATATCGATAGGATTTTCCAGTGTTCCTGCAACAGGGATAACTGTTGGTCCATCCGGAAACCAGTAGTATTCTTGATAGTTAACAAACTTATCAAGTTCAATGGGTGGCACAAAACTGTTAAAGTTTGCACCAAAAATTTTGTTTTGATTGGAAGTATCAACACCGTATGTAGATAGTATATCAATTAACTCGTCAAAGAAAATAAAGTCTTCACTTTCTTTGGTAGTGTAGTTGATAGTGTTTACCACAGGGGATAATGCATAACGTGCTTTATCGTTGTTGGGTTCAGCTATGTACCCTGTAATGCCTACATCTGCACTTGATTTAGAACCTATATATCCCGATACTACTTCTACGTTTGCTTTACTAAACAGTTGCTCTACGGTGCTTTCAAAAAAGTTTTTGATTGCTGTAGTTTGTAGTACTACCGGAAGTTTTTTATAGATTTTGTTGCTCATCTAAATATACACCTTTTAACGATCAGCTCTTAATGTTTGTGAACTTATTTTTTCTACTATTTCAATGTCTGCTACTGTTGCTGTACTTGCAAACAATTCGTTTGGTTCTGCTTTTACTGAGAACATATCTCCAAATGCGCCTGAAGTGTTTTTAGGAACAATAACAATACTTCCTATTGCACTGCCTAAACGCTGATGAATATATGAGCTTAATTCTGTAAAGTAGAATGTTTCTCCGAACTCCCAATTCTCTGCTTCGAAGTAGTTATTTATCGCCGTAATTATCTGGGATTTTAATTCGTTGTCGCTGATATTGTTGCTTAGTTTTACCACTCTAAATTTAGCTTGATACGACTGTTCAGCATACAGTCCAAACAATAATTTAAATTTTGCGCTGCGATAGACAATAGTATCACTTGCACTTTTATATTCATTCAGCCCTTCAAATTCAATTGCAAGTTCAGAGCTAGTTGGCTCTAACGGGAAGTTTGACATTCCTGGCTGTCTTAGATATGTTTTAACTTGATTATAATAAGAAGTAGTTAACACAATCATCTCAACTACGTTACTAATACTCGGATCGATCCGCACATCTTTAGGCGCCACATGCTGCCAGCGGATAACTGAATCTTGCTGCAAAGGTTGTGACGTGTCTTGAGTTGGACCGCGGCCAACTTTTACAAAGAAGTCGTTAGTCTCAACTAATTGTACACGATTAATGTTTGTGCTGTCTGGTGTATTTAAATACACCTTATTTTCTGCTTCAGCATATACTTTTAATCCAGCTGCTTTACCTTGATCGTTTTCAACTACAGATGCTGTTGTAAAGTCTTTTGCAAATAACCAATTTAATACGTCCAACGTATAACCCTTAGCATAACTCTCACTAATTATCGTATCTGCTGAAATATCAAATCTAATAGTGTTTTCTTTTCTAAAATCTGCAATTACACCTTGTGTAGGCCTATCGTAGGTATAACCATCGAAATCAGTATAGTATTCAAATATTTGAATATTTTTATCGTATACATATTCTTTAAACTGTAGCGGACGATCTGGAACCATGTCGCTGTCGCTGTCAATAGGAGCAACAATTACTTTTCTTGGATCAACATAACCATCGTTGTATTTGTATACATCTGAGATTTCCCATTCAATTTCTCTGTCCAGTCTTTCTTTATTTTGTACATAGTCAACAAGGATTTTATCGCTGCTCACAGCACTGGTCCTATCAGTTGAGTAATGGTATCTGTTTAATTGTAAGTCATTATATATTAAATTGCCAGTCTGTGCAGCCACATTAGCGTTAGCTAAAAACAGTCTACCGCTTACACTAGTATCAACATTGGAAAAGCCAGTTGTGCCGTAGCTATAACAATTAGCATTACCACTGAATACGAGCAACGATGTTCCGGCATTGGAAGATAACCTATATGTAATATTACCTGTAGCGGGATCAATGATGTTACCACCAAATGTTGTGCTGTTAAAAGGTATAGTAATACGACTTGGAATTTTATTAATTTGACCCGAGTTGTTTGCAATGGTAACAAATAATGTTTGTGATTCTAGCTCACCGGTATCAAACAATGTTGCCAACAACACAGTTGCTTCACTGACATATTGATTACCGGTTGCAGTATCTGCTGTATTAGCTACATTGCCTCTTGGCTTCATTAAGCCAAAATTACTTTTCCAGTACACATTTACATCAAACCATTTTGTATCTCGTGTCTTAAGCACGATTCCAGGATTATACGTTCTTGGTATGTATGTTGCACCGGTGGATGTGTTCCTCCAGCGAAAATCATTTGTGCCCACTTTGTGCCACTCAAACGTGTCATTATTAAACGGTTTAGCATTAATAGTAGTAAATGTAATTTTATCTTTTGCGCTTTTATTGTCGTTATCTAACACTTTAACATTTTTAATGTTATAAAACTTAAGATCGTTTTTACTTTGAACAACATAGTTTTGCCCACGTGAGGTTAAGTTATATCTATAGCTAAATGTGTTAATAGGAAAATATTCCATTAGCAGTAGCCAACTAGCGTCTAATCCCTGGCCAGCGGTGTTTTTTTCATATGCAACATTAAATGTTCCTGTTTTGTCTAAATCCTTGTTTGCAATAACATACCACGAATCTGCATATAAATCGTAGCCTAAACCAAATGTTCTTCGATTGTTAATTTCGGTTTGAATAGCGTCTGCTTCACCAACCGTAAATAGTTTTCTCAGCGATACAATAACTTCTGTTGCTAACCAGCCGCGGCCCACAGTATCACTTAATGTCCATGGGCCAACACTGGTAACTAAGCCGCTAGCTAGTGCGCCGTTGTTTTCAATGTTAATAACTCTCACCCACTTGTAGTCTGACAAGTCGTTCGAGTTAACAAACTTAACTAAACAGTTTTCTTTAAACATTCTTGTTCGGTCATTAATGTTCAGCATCACTACCTGTGTGCCTGAACTAAATGTTTCCGTCATATAACCTGTGTCGCCTTGAGCGTCAGCAGGTAATGGTTCCCAACGTATGTTCAAGTTGCTCACAGTAAACTTGTTTTCCTGGAAAGCAGTCCAATTATTTCTGAGACCATAGTAAACAAAATTGTTTATGCGTTGCTTTTTAAGTACTTCTGGTAAAATGCCAACAACCACTTCGCGCGGTGTTGTGTTATCATTAATAACAATAGATTCACTGTCGTTACTATCTTCAACAAATAATATTGCATCCTTAGCAAACGTATCGAGGCTTTGGTATGTACCTGTTGGGTCGTTGATATCTATATAACGACTATGGCCTGCATGAGTCTTATTGATTGCTTTAAGTTTTAAAATGTTATTGCTCTGGCTTAATGGAAACACATTATAGTCTTGAGCAGACACCATTCGATTCTGCGTATAATAAACTTGTGGTGCTCTACGCTTAATAGCACCTAAACTTTCAGCAGGCAAACTGTTATTGACACGATATTCAAGTTTGAATGTAAGTGTTAACGCTTGATTTCTATTTTGCTTGTCAACGTAAGGCACCACAATAGAAAGATTTCTTGCGTTTTCAGGTTGAATAACATAGCGAGAAGGATCACTAGTACGGTACCATAATCTATACACACCATTTGGTATGTTACCAAAGTTACCATCGCTAAATTTTAGCTTGATGCCACCGTTATCTACATTTTCAATTGCATATAAATTTTTAGTGCCTTTTGAAACGCTGTTATAATTTAATGTTTGCCCGACGGTATTTGGTACTTTGTCCCACTTGTTAAGAACAAGTCCTGCTGTATTAATTTCTTGTAGAAATACATCAATTTCATTAATGTTTAGCTCGCTAACGATTTCTTCTCTATTTTGTAGAGGTAACGTATAGTCAAAATCTTTAAACTGCAAATTACCTTGCTTAAACATCACAAAGAATCCAGTGTTTTTGCTAGAAAGTCCTAAACCATCGTTTCTATAAATGATGTTAAACAGGTTAGTCGGATCTGGATGACGTTCGAAGAAATAACCGTTATCAATAAAATCTGGATTAATAACATTAAAGGTTCGTGCAGAACCATCTGATGATATATTAAAATTATATGTAATCGGTGCAGTAATTGGGGTATTGAACTGATACAAATCTGTAGGAATATTACCCAGTACACCAGATTTTACTGGTGCTGTAAATCTATTAGCACTGCTCATTGCAGCATTAATCACAGTAATAAATTGCTCATAGCTTAAAGGATTATTCGCATCATCCCAAAAGATATTGATGTTACCTAAATCATTGCCTTGGCTGTCAGTGATAGTCTCAGTGGTTCTAACTCCAGACAGCTTCATTAAACCGCTAGCAGGTATATTTCTCTTTGGATTGTAGCCTAACATGCGAGCTAGCTTGAATACGCTGTCGCGACGTTCAGCAGTTTCTAAGAAGTTTTCGCGGCTGTTTAAGTCCATGCGGAAAGCAAGTGATTGTGAAAGGTACGCAAGCATTTCAATGATAGCAATGAATTCACTGCTTTCAATATAGTCATTGAAATTTTCGGGATAGTTGGTCCGAACATAATCAACTAGCGATGTTCGAATAGAATCAAAATCATATGCCTGAAAGTTTACTTGACTATAGGCTTTATATGCTACTGTCCAATCTTCGGCAGCAAAGAGATTATTCTGTCTATTAACTATCGCCATTATTCTATACCTTCATTAATCTGTTTTTCAAAAATTAAGTATAAACTGTCAACATTGTTGAATGGCAGATATCTTAATTGTATATCAGCTGAAATTGCGTGATCTGCTGTATAAACTGTTAGATCTATTAGCTGGACTCGTGTCTCTTTTGCAACTATTCGTTCTATATCTTTAGTAACCGCTGAGTTTAATGTTACATCATTAGGGTCCATTAGTAAGTCCCAAATAATACTACCAAAATTAGGACGCATTACTCTCTCACCTTTTTTGGTGTAGAATTCGTTAAGCAAATCTCGCTTGATTAGCTCTTGATCTGTTATAGTAAACGGGGCTTTTACCCTGTCTAATGTGGTAAATCCTTTGAATGTTGCCATAACAATATTTATCAAAAAAATTAAATACTGTTTTAATTACCGCTCAAAATAGGTCTTGACAAATTTCAAAAAGGTTGTTATAGTTACATTAGTGTTTAACATCAGGACATAGCATATGTTTGTAAAGATTCCCGAAAATGGTTACTGGTTTAAAAAGGACAGTATCCGCAAGATTGAAGAAAAGTATGGCGCCAAATACATGGGATATTGGGCTACCAAAAACAGTCGCGGTGGTTGGAATGACAGCCCGGTAGATGTGTTCTATCAACCTAATCCAGATACCAGTAAAGGCCATACCCATTACTTTGGTATGTTTATTAAAACTGATCCGTACAGCGGTGAAGGCTCTGGTAGTGTGTATATCACAGAAGCCAGTAGTGCATTCAGCGACCTAATTGCAGGTATTCCCACAAGCGACGGTGAGGTTATTGTAAGTCGTTATCGGCATGACTATGTTGAAAAAGACGGACGCATGATTGATGGTGGACGAGATTATGTTCGTGCAAGTATGCATCCAACTGTAAATATTACAGTAGATGGCGACAAGTTTGTTGTATCAGAAAGGGAAGACATTGAAGAAGGTATCTAAAGAACAAGCACTAAAGACAGCGGCGTTTGTTGCTGTGTTTGGCATTACTGGTATTGTTGCATATGCCGCAACTCGCGCCTATAAGTCAATTATGGACATTGGTGATTTTGACGGTGATTTGAGCAACGATGTCGGACTATCATCTATGGTAGGTCGGCAAGATGAATGAAGAAGAAAAAGCTAAACGTGAAGCAGCACTAACTGCGCTAGCTGAACTAGGTGAAGAAATGGAGCGTGGTCGTAAACTCTACGAACACGACAATGACACTTGGTGGAATGAGCTATCCGAGAAAGAACGCGAAGATGCGTTTTATGCTGTGATCAAGCGTATGTATCGTGCCGAAGTAACGGATCGTGGTACCTATCGTTATGCGCTATACGATGTGTTTGGATTTGATCCTGGCATGTATGGCGCTGGCATGGACTGCGGATACATGGCCCTGCACAATATCATTTTTGACGGGCTTGACTTAGAAAAAATGAAGGGTGTGAATCGTTTTGAAGTGATCGACGAAAACGGTCGGTCGTATACTCGTGACATAGGGCAAGTTAAAAATTTACAATTTAGCTTGCAGGATAACGAGCGTACACTAAAAGTATTTGTCAACGATAAAGTTTCGATTGACATTTAAAGCGTAGAATAGTATAGTAAGGTGTAGTTAGTAATAACTACATTATGTTCAACTTAACAAAAGAGTGGTCTCAACAATGAGAAAAATTGCACAGAAGTTTGATGAAATTTGTGCCAAGGCAGAAGCGTATAACAAGGAAAATAAAACCGATCGCTTCTACAAGATGTATGAACAGCGCAAGCGGTTTATTACAATGGGTATGTATGACAGCGTAACAAAGAAGTACGCAGTATTTGATACCATTAATCTTACCGGTAACTTCCGATACGATAATCATACCGTCCCGCAAGAGCTGTATGATATGGAGCGGCTGGTTAAGTCGGCTAAGTAAGTTCAGCAATTGAACTAAAATGGCAGCAGTAATGCTGCCATTTTTTTATCTACCTGGACCACCGTAATATTCTGTTGGGCCAACAACGTTAGCAGCGTTAAATTCTTCACGTCTAGATTTAATAATGTTGCCCATTTCTCTAGCAGTCAGGCCGCCTGCGTTCGTTCCTTCTGGTGGCCCAATATCGAGATTGTCAGGACTCTGAAATACTTGTCCTTGGAAATATCTTGCATCATTTAAATCTTGTCTATATACTAAATTATTTCTAGGAGTAGGAGTAGTTGCGCCAACTGGAGGACCTAAACTCCATTGTGCCATTAGTCTAGGTATTTCGCTGTACTTACCTGCATTAAGTGCATCTAGGACATTACTGTTTCTAAAATTTTCAGCGCCGATGTCTCTTGCAAACGCTGCTAATGCTTGAGCTTGATTGTTGTTAATTGGCACAGTAATTGCGCTCTTAATGTTATTGTACGTTCTTGCTACTTCGCTTTGAATGGCTAGTGAACTAGCAACTGGGCCGACGCCGTTGCTAAAGTCTACTAGTGTGTTACCCAGAGAATCTCTATAGATTAAACTGCCTGCATCGTTTATAACTTCGATACCTAGTTCTTTTAACCTGTTAACAGCATCTAAACCGTCTCTGGCTTGTGCCAGTACGCCATTAATTTGATTTTGCATATCTCGAATAGCAGGAATATTTAAATCAATTGGCAATCCTAGACTGTCTAAACTAAACTGTCTTAGCTGATACTCTAATTCTCTTAATTCTTTTATACCTGCTAAAATTTGCTGTCGCAATACATTCGTAGTTGGGAAGCGGATGTCAGGAAGTTGTGCCCTAATAGCAGCAATAAATGCGCTTTGGTTCATCACTTCATTGATTTCTTGTTCTACAGCAGCACGGAAATCATTAATAGCATTTACATTTACATATCTTGGAATAGCGTTCCGAAGATTTGCAAGACCTGCGCTAGCAGCGCCAGCAGCTCTATTTAGTGCGCGGGCGGCGGGCCCGCCTGCTGCCCTAGTTGTTGCGGAATCTACCGCAGATTTTGCTCTTGCTGTTAACGGATTACCGTTACTGTCATCATAACCAACGCCTGCGTTTGAGCTACCCGGAGTTTGTGCGTCATCCGGGAAACCATCTTTTGTGGACGACTCCGGTGGTAGATCTTTTGTTGCAGTATCAGATGCTGCTACTATAGGTTCATCAAAACCAGGTTTAGCACCTGTACCATGTCCTATATAAGGTTCAGCAGTAATTAGTTTCCCTACAATGGTTTTTATTGTGTCGGCTTTACCGAAGCGTGTGCCATCGCCCATAGCACTTTTACCTGCTAGTGCTGCCTCTAAATCAAATTTTGGGGTTGCAGCAGGCACATCATCGAGGCCTGTCAGACCGAGGCGCGATGGACCTTCTGCCTTTAGTCCCGGTACTATAACAGGCTCAGCACTGTTGAGGTGAACCTGTTTTCCTTTTATAGCTGTAAAACCGGAAGCTTCGATACCAATAGTTGTGTTAGCCTTCAATGATAGTGCAGACGGAGTTTGTATCGCGATAGGCCCTGTGTTACTAACTAAATGTATACCAGCAGTGCTGGTTGCTTTTAACATTCCGGCACCGCTAAGGTCGATTCCTCCGCCATAGGCAGTAATGCCAAAGTTTTGATCAGCATATTGTTTTATATCTGCGGCGGCATCTAAGAAAATACTACCGCCGGTGCCTTTAGCCCCTAGCCCTTGTTTTTCTGGTGGACCAAGGTACTCGCCTTCGGCATTATCACCTGCTGCACGAATCTGAATATTTTGGCCGGCTTCTATATTAATACTTTGATCGGCTCGGATGTTAAAGTTTCCTTTGGTGCGAAAATTTATTCCGCGTTCGGCATATACATTAACTTCACCTAGTTTATTAATTTCTACCCAACCTTTACCATTTTGATTAATCATGTAGATAGACTGAGTAGTGTCATCTAGCATTATCTGTGAGCCGCCAGCAGTTCGTAATCGGATCATTCTACTGCTAGGATGGTCATCCATAATGAACTGGTGTCCACCAGTTCTGTTAGTGGGAACCTCTGTGTTCGTACCGGGAGAATTTGCTTCTAGCGGTCCAGGTGTTAGAATACCAAATGCCATACTGGGGGCTTCTCGTCTCGAACTTGCTGTTCCGGCGCCTCTTATAGGATCATTGATCAATCCTTGCTCAACAATGCTCTTTGCTAGATACGGTGCTATCGGTCTATTAGCATCATTGTGAGTTGTTTTTGCATCTTTTGTATTTTTTTCAGCCACTGGCACTGCAATATCGGGTGCGCCATAACTTTTACCCGAGGCCATACCTGGGATCATATAACCTAAAGTATTTGGGAAAACACAGCTAATTATGTAAGGAAATAAAATATTACCATCGCCGAATGCAACAAGAACTTCATTGCCAATGTCGGGGGGTACCATCCACATGCCATAGCTTTTTTGTGTTTCTTCGTATTTTTCTATGTTCCTACCTAGGCCTGCAACTGGTGTTATTCCTGCAAACGGGCTGGTCCATGCACAGGTTGCTAATCCGTCGGTTAAAGTGGTGTCTTTTGCTAGTGTTGCAATAAACACCTGTATTTTACCTGAACGAGTATAATCGTCGGTTCGGGTAACCACACCCTTATATAATCCGTACAGCGGATTAGTTTCTTGTTGTTGTTCTTGAAGGTAATTTCTTGTAGTGGGTATATTTGGATTTGCTGCTCTGTGCCTAGCCATTGTTAATAACCCCTGTGTGAATATGTTGTTGTGTCATAGATTATAATCCTATTCTTCGACGTGCATTCGCAATTACTGTACCTAATTCTCGAATAGTAATTTCGCCCTTGGGGAGCTCTACATCAAGTGGCCTGTTTTGAGTATAAGTTTTAGGTGCTACTACTCCGGCGTCATTTGGTCCGGTTTCCCTTGCAACAACAAAATTTGGATTTTTGTTCACATATGCAGGCAAGTATGTTGCTGTGTATAGCTGTGCCGCTGTTGCACCTCTAGGCAAACCTACTTGGTCAAAATATTTTTCTACATATTTCATTTGCTCTGCTCTACTCATTCTTCCTAAATCTGCAAGCAGCACTCGCTCACCGCCGAGGGTTTTATAAGATAGCCCGGGCCTGTCTGGACAGAATTGAATTAACCCAGTGCATCCAATGGAATTTACGATGCTGGGACTCAATCTCGATTCATTCTCCATAAGACCGAGTAAGTCATTTGCATCTATATCATATTTACGAGCTAATCTATCAACTTCGTCTAAGAACGGTTGATCTTTGGTCCATTCGCCGTCGCCTGCGCCTGCAGGAGTGTAGGTACTAGGACCATCGCCATCTTCGGTATCACCGTCACCAGGCCCAAATTCACTAGAAGCAATTTGATCATTAGATACACCAACAGCTCTAAGTACGGCTTCAACATCCTGATCTTTAAGTATATCTTCCCAGTTGGGCGGAGTATCGCCAGGCGCAACGGGTCTGATCCATTGTAGTGGCACTGATTGTTCTTTAGATGCAGTTAATATTGTTGTAAAAATTCCTCCGCTGAATCTATGCTTCCAACGGGCTGGCATGTACAACCCACTAAAGACCCCGCTAGTACTCTTTTCGCTCCAATAGCCTGTGTTGTTGTCTTCGTCATCTATGTTGTAATCATATGTTCTAGGCGTACCGATTGTTAGCAAAAAATAGTTCTTTTTTTGAGCCGGGAGAGCTGTGCTGTCTGGTGTGGGTTTACCAAATTCAAACTTTCCGCTGCTTGTATAAGGTAACCAGTAAGGATCTCCTCGCACAGTCATCTCAATTTTTAACATGAATCCTGAACCTTCTCGAGATCGGTAAAGATACCCCATCATCACGCTGGCAGGGCCATCACTGGTTATACCGTTCAGCGGACTAGGCACACTTCTTGATTGAACTTGATTCGGTGGTGTACCAGTTGGTGTAGTAGTAGGTATTAATCCTGCGGCAGTCAACTCTTCTTGAGTTAGTGCGCTGTCGGGTTGAACAAAATCTTCTGCGTATAGATTTCCGCTAACTTCAGGAGTGTAGGGACCAAAACTGGTCACTGTAATTTCGGTGTTGGTTGTGCGAGTATCAGCAGGATCTCTGCCGTCATTAACCTGGCTCCGTGCCAAAGCACTAATCGTAGCAGCGTCTAAACTTTCTGCTAGGCGTCTAGCTGACGCACCAGTAGCATCATTTAAAATACCAGCTAGTTCATCTGGTGCTCGACCTATTGCAGTTGCCACAGTGTTAATATCATCTGCAATACCTCGTATTTTATTAAACAACCCTACTAATGATTCTCGTTCTTTCCGTTCTCTTGCTGAGTTATTTTGGGTATCTCCGGTAGTATCTTCATTTGTATTTTTACTATTTCTCACAGCAGCAGCATTTGTAACAGAATAGTCTCCTGCAAATCCTCCCTTTGGTGGCACTAACATAGTAATACCATGATTATAATCAATATCTAAATTAATAATCTGATCATTTAATCCAGTAAAAGTATAAAAATAAGATTTACACAAGGCTTTGGTGTTATACAAATCTTGTAATCGTTTAGTCGCAATTGCAGTAATCTTCACATTTTCCATAGAGGCCACATTACCGGTTTCGAGTAAAAAATCAGATTCTCTTGTGGTTAGAGCAACATCGCTTCTTATATCTTCTAGCAAGTACGGAGTGTAGATATATTTTTTTGCATACTTGTTTCGTTTTTTATCCCAACTTATTGTTTGAATTTCGCAGTGTACAGAAAACCATGCAACAAATGTTTGATTGTCATCTACTTTATTACTACCAGGATTATTCAAATCCTTCAACCTAGAAGCCCTATCTTGAAATTCTTTATTCATAGATAATACCTGTGCTAACACTGTGTAAATGCTGTTGCCTTCTTTTAGTGTTAAAATTGCACCAGGAATAATTTTTTCAGGTTGATTACCTGCGTCTTGTGCTGCTGCTGCTTCTGTTCGTACTTCTCGAAGAGGTCTTACTTCCCCGTTAAACACAGGTACCGTAGTTGTTTCCACAGTTTGATCCGTACTGAGTGTAGGAATACTTTGGTCTTTAATATATAACTTTTCAGGAATCGCGCCAGTTGTTGATAACGGTGCTTTCTCCCCTGCTGATAATAGTGCAGATAAGTTAAATTCTATTTGATCTGCAAATTCGTATTCTGTTGATAATGCCTTTAATGCTTCATTATACTTTGTTTCTAATCCGGTGTCACCTTTTAAAAATTCTGTAATTGTTGAACCTTGAATAGTTATATTCTTTGGAAGTTTATAAATTTCATCTGCAAAACCTACAACTTCATCTGGAGTAAATTCACAAGAATAACGGCTTCCTGTATTATCTAATGTGACTCCAATTTTTGTAATTCGAATTTTATATGTAACTGTATCAATTAGCTGAGTTATGTCGCCGCCTTCTTCATTATTATCTGGATCGGAATCGTATCCTGTAAAACTAATGTCTAGGTACAGCGGGAAATCAAAACTTTTCATCTGATCTTCATTTGCACCTAGGTATTGTCTAGCCCATTGAATTTGATCTAGAAAGTTTGCGCCTCCCGGTTGAATAATAGTAAAAGAGCCTTTTAGGGCTTTGTGGCTGTGATCGTTTTGGTTAGCTGTCTCTATTTCAAGGTCATCGATTTGCACCCCAGTTACACCTGTTTGTGCTAAAACAACAGTCTTTTTATCAGCAACACTTCTAGTCTGAGGTGCTGCTGTTGGTTGTTCGCTCCTAGCAGAATCGCCTGCGGCGGTGCTAGTTTGAGTGCCCGGTGATGTACTGTCTGCTGGTGCTTGCGCTGTTGAATTTCCTTCTGGTTTTAAGTATAGTCTGATATTATACGCAGGGTTGTCATACTGATCTAGTATGTTACCATACATTTCTCCCAAATAGGGATCATATATTTTAGGAGATTTAATTTCTGCCATTATGTGGTTCTACCTGAAACAATATTGACACTATCTGCACTGGGTAAAAATATTGTTAGCCCTGATTTAAAATCTCTAATCGGGTCTTTTAATAGATCAGGGTTTCTAAGTGTGAATACCCACCATAACCTAGTACTACCATATAATTCATACGCTAGTAAGTCGGGTCTTTCGTCGTACATAGCATTAATTACATAAGGCTCATCATTGACGTTTTGAGGTAGCGATGGTAAATTATTAACGTCTAAAAAAGTATCATCTAGAAATCCAGCATTGCGAAGAAAGCTATCTTTTTTAAAACTTAGTTTAGGCATTAGATAAATCCGTCCTTATATGCTATTCCATTAGTTACTGCTTCTACGCTAAACTTTCTACGTAATTTATGTGGGGTATATTGTGGCTTCAAGTTAATCATAATGTTAGTTAAGGTAGGAACATATGTTGTTTTACCTCCTACAACCACTGGCACATAATCAACATTATCAGGTAACTGCATACTCCAGTTAGTTACTACTACTGGAACCTTGTTAAATCCGTGATCGCCTAAATACTCAAACAATAATACCGGAGGCGGTGTTCCTGCTCTTCCTCTAGCAACAGCATCATCACCGAATGCCGCTTTAGTACAGATTTTTAAAAACGTCATAACAGCTAGTAGATACCTAGCTTCATAGATATCATTGGCACTAAAATCCGCAGTAATCGGAATATCTGGTGGTCTACTACTAATAAACGTATTGATAGGATAATTCATGCCTTGCATCAATGCTTCGTTGTATTCAGCACTGCCGCTCATAAAGATTGTAGGAGTATACTGCCATACTATGCCGTTAGATTCTTCTAACGGTTTTAGCAAATAGTCAGCGTTCCCGTCGGCGTTATCTAATCTTCCGTAAAATCTGTCTATGCCGCCGTTTTTAGGACGCAATCTAGCCCTCCAATCAAACGGTTCAACTAAACTACCGTCTTTAGCTCTTATTGTGTTTACCTGTATTGTAGCCGCTTGTTCAGTTGCTGCTTGCACAGTTTCTTCTACTCGATTATTAAATGTTTCTCTAAATACGCTATCACCAAAATTAGGCGTTCCGCCGCCAAAACCAGGTAACAAATTATCCAGCAGTTGTCCTGCTGCGCCGCGAAGTATCGGATTATTAATTTTCCCTAGGGCTTGACCTGCAAATCCTTCTACTCTCGAAACTAACGCTCTTTGTGCATTTGGCAAAAATGGCATAACATTCTCCTATTACATCAATATTTATCACTATCATTAACACATACTTTAATGTTTTCGATATTCCGGTACGATTTCACTTGACAATGATAAGTTATAGTATATAATAATGGTTACACTATAGGAGTTTACATGACTGTAATAAAAAAGGTTAACTATTTAAACAATAAAGACATCCTAAAAGAGATACACAAAAGTAAAATGAGCTTCTGTTATCTTGAAGATGACAAATACGACATGTATGATCTTATTGTGGATGATGTTAAAAAAATTAACAAAACTGCACTAAAGCAAGCAAAAGAAAACAAAGCTAATCGTATCCAAAGCGAGGGGTATGCAGAAGCAATGCTGCATCATAATACTAGAGATTATAAAAATAAGCCCAAACAAAAAGACTTTGCTGTTAATGTGTCTGACATCAACGACGATGATGTTGTTTTCCGTGTAATGACATACGAACATATTCCTGAAGAGTTCGGTCGTAAGAAAAATCCAAAGAATGAAGCTGAAGAAAAGAGTCGGGTAAATTTCCCTCCATATAAGCAGTATGCTTATCAGAATGGCGAACTAAAAGAAGTGGCTCGTAGTCATTGGCAGGGCAGTCTAAGTAACGGTAATTTCTGTGTTGATCATGGCAAGATTACTAACAAGCTAGGAACCATGTTCCTCAAGCTTGTTGAACGCTACAGTCATCGCAGTAACTGGCGAGGCTATACATATGTTGACGAAATGCGCGGCCAAGCATTGGTGCAGCTAAGTCAAGTTGGTCTACAATTTAACGAAGCAAAAAGCGACAACCCGTTTGCTTACTACACAGCCGCAGTGAACAACAGTTTTACTCGTGTATTAAACTTAGAAAAGCGTAATCAAGTTATCCGTGATGACATTCTCATTGAACACGGTCACTTGCCAAGCTTTGGGCGTCAAATGGCGCACGAAGCAGAAATTAAAGCGTTGCGAGAAAGCGCAGAGGCAGAAAAGCCATCGTTTGAAGAGTACGACGAACAATGAGTCAGCTGTTCAAAACAGCGGCTTGCTTTACTGACATACACTACGGACTAAAGCAAAACAGCCGCGTTCACTTAGATGACTGTCACCGATTCGTAGATTGGTTTATTGCAGAGGCAAAAGCTCGAGGAGCAGAAACCTGCATCTTCTTAGGTGATTGGAGTCACCATCGTGCCAGCGTTAATGTTGCCACAATGAATGCCAGCATCAAAGACCTTAAGAAACTAAACGATAACTTTGAAAAGGTATACTTTATTACTGGTAACCACGACTTGTACTACAAAGACAAGCGTGAATTAAACAGCATTGAGTATGCCCGCGACTTAGCTAATGTTGTTATGGTAGATGAACATTTTGTACAAGATGATGTTGCTATTATGCCATGGCTGGTAGCTGACGAGTGGAAGAATGTTAGTAAACTTAAAGTTAAATACTTGTTTGGGCATTTAGAGTTACCCTACTTCAAAATGAATGCTATGGTGGAAATGCCTGATCACGGTGGGCTCAGTGCCGAACATTTAACTGGCCCTGAATATGTGTTCAGCGGACACTTCCACAAGCGTCAGTACAAAAACAACATTCACTATATTGGCAATGCGTTTCCGCACAATTATGCAGACGTTGACGACAACGACCGCGGTGCGATGTTCTTAACTTGGGACGAAGAACCAGTGTATGTTAATTGGCCTGACTGTCCGAAGTTTAAGGTAGTTACACTAACCGATCTTATTGACAACCATGCGAATTTACTTGACAAATACACCCATGCTCGTGTAAAATTAAACATCAGTATCAGCTACGAAGAAGCAAATTTTATCAAAGAAAAGTTTGCAGAGCAGTACGGTGTTAGAGAACTACAACTAATTCCTGTGAAAGATGATGAGCAGGAATTTGAGGGTGGGGAAATCAAGTTTGAAAGTGTGGACCAGATTGTTATCCAGCAATTACAAACGATTGAATCTAACACAATTAATGCACAAAAGCTAATTGATATCTATCATGGATTAGAAGTTTAATGCTTAAAATTAAAAATGTCACAGCCAAGAACTTTATGAGTATTGGCGCACAAACACAGGCTGTAAATTTTGACAACTGCAACCTAACACTTGTGCTAGGACACAACCTAGACATGGGAGGAGATGGTAGCAGGAACGGTACTGGCAAAACCACTATCATCAATGCACTCAGTTATGCGCTTTATGGCGAGGCATTAACTAACATCCGCAAGGATAACTTGATTAACAAGACCAACGGCAAGAATATGTTTGTTACAGTTGATTTTGATATCAACGGTAAGGAATATAGAATTGAGCGCGGCCGCAAGCCTAATGTCCTGCGTCTTATCGTAGACGGAAGTGATAACGGCGATGCAAGTAATGAAGACGATGATGCACAAGGTGATAGTCGCGAGACACAAAAAGAAATTGAAAAGATTGTGGGCTTCCCGCATGAAATGTTTAAGCATATCATTGCGCTGAATACTTACACAGAACCGTTTCTAGCGATGAAGGCTAACGACCAGCGCAACATGATTGAACAGTTGCTGGGCATTACAGAGCTGAGTGAAAAAGCTGACCTGCTTAAAGAAATTCTCAAAAATACTAAGGATAGTATCAAAGAGGAAGAAATACGCATTGCAGCAGTGAAGTCTAGTAACGAACGTATTGAAAAAAATATAAGTGATATCGAACTGCGAGGCAAAGCTTGGGGGAAGACCAAAAGCGATAAACTTGCTGATATGGCTACAACTATTAGCACATTAAGCGAAATTAACATCGAGCAAGAAATTACTAATCACAAGCACAATCAAACTGTAAAAGAACTGAATGACACTAAAACTGTTCTAGTAAAAGAAAAAGATCGCAGCGACACTAGCTTTAATCGTAGTGCGAAAAAGTTAGACGAGCTAAAAGCTAATCTACAAAAAGCACAGGAAGGTATGTGTCCAGCCTGCGGTCAAGGCACTGCACATCTTAGCACACACGAAGAATATACTCGCGAGTTAGTTAACAAGATCGCAGAAGAACAAAAGTATCACGACGATATTGAAATCCGTATTAACGAGCTTATACTTGCACTTAGCGAGTATGCAGATATTGCAGACGAAGCGGATACATATTATAATGATCTAGAAAGTGCGCTAGAGCACAAACATAATCTAGATACACTAGCAACCCAGTACGCTGAAAAGTTAGAAGAAACAAATCCATATATTGAACAAGTTGAGCAGCTACGAAACACAGGTCTCGAAGATATCACATGGGATTACATTAATGATTTAACTGATCGCAAGGAACATCAAGAGTTTCTACACAAACTATTAACCAGTAAAGATAGCTTTATTCGGAAGCGTATCATTGATCAAAACATCAGCTACCTAAATCATCGTCTTGCTTACTACTTGGACAAGATTGGTTTGCCGCATGACGTTAAGTTTAACAGCGATCTAAGTGTTGAGATTACTGAGTATGGTCGCGACTTAGATTTTGACAATTTGAGCCGAGGTGAGCGTAACAGACTTATTCTTAGCCTAAGCTGGGCATTCCGTGATATTTACGAGAGCTTGAATCGACCCATGAACTTGATGTGCATTGACGAGTTAATCGATAGCGGAATGGATACCATGGGTGTTGAAAACAGTCTTGCTATTCTAAAGAAAATGAATCGAGAACAGCATAAAAACATTTTCCTAATTAGTCACAAAGAAGAGCTTGTTGGTCGTGTTAACAACGTATTAACCGTTATCAAAGAAGGTGGCTTTACCAGCTACAACACTGATACTGAATATGTTAATTGATATTGTATTAGGTCATAATGCTGAATATACGTTAACATATGAGCTGTTTGACCATAGGGTAGCAGAACGCATTTGGCAGAGATTTCAAACAACAGAGTTTGAATTTTTAAGTCGTACACAATTTTATAACTTTGGTGAAACTGTAGATTCTGTGCAAGCAAAGTTAGATGAATCTATAGAACATATCAAACAGTTAATGCCAGGGCAGTTTAATAACGCTGACGATTTAAACCAACTGCACATTAACTTTCCAGATCTAGTTAAAAATACTTCAGGCGAATTACGACAAGTATTGAGTATGTTCAATTATCATCTTCACCATTTAGAAGATATAACCAGATACCAAAACAAACGTTTTTTATTTTCTCACCAGGATCCTGGTGAACCATTAGAAGATAATGACTATGATTTGTTTACTCCCACAAGATTAACAAATCATTTATACATGAATTATCCTCATGTAGGAAAGCACATTTTAGAATTGTTCTACGATAAAGATGCAAATATTCCAAAGGAGCACATAATTCCCACAAGTTTATTAAAGAATGATTGTGTAGCTTGGTTTGCACCTAATCAATATGCAATCAATTCTAACGATATTATAAAAAAGGTAAAACGTTGGTTAATGCCTATAGCAAATAAATTGCCATATGAGTTAAATGACAAGCGTCTTGCTATCGGACATATTTGTCTAGGCAAACTTATTGGTTCGCCTGATCTTGACAAAATAGCAAATAACTGCTATATTAACAGAGTAGAAGTACGATAATTCAAAATACCTTATATTGCAGTTTGCAGTAGTTTAAATACACTGATGAGCTGGATATATAAAGGTCAAACAGTAAACGAATTACCTGAAGGTACGGAAGCGTTTGTTTATTTGATCACTAACCTTACTGACGATAGAAAATACGTTGGTAAAAAGTTAGCTCGATTTAAAAAAACACGCCCCCCACTAAAAGGTAAAAAGAACAAAAGACGCAGCTCAGTGGAAAGTGACTGGCGCGACTATTGGGGCAGTAATGATCATTTGAAGGAAGATGTTCTGCGTTTAGGTGCTGAACACTTTATTCGAGAGATACTGTACTTTTGCCCCAGCAGGGGCGTAGCCAGTTATTTAGAAGCTAGAGAGCAGTTTGAGCGCAAGGTTTTGGAAACAGACGAGTACTACAACGGCATTATAAACGTTAGAGTAGGCGGTTCACAAATCCTGCGTGAAGCACTAAAAAGACTATAATTACATATACAAACATGGCATCATATGGCAGTTTTACACACACCTGGCAAGCACAGAGCATAGCTCAATCCTCGTTTAAATCATTTACATAAGGCACTGCACCGCCCAACCGAGGCCAAAAATCGGATTCCTTGAGTCTTCGTAGCGATTTCGTTACGGCGTCAGATCTGGAATGCAGTCGGCAAGATGCAAACAACGTTATGGCATTAAAAGAATGCGGGCACTGAGAAAAAGCAACCCGCTGGTTGGTATAATCAAACTCCACTAGATTATATCAGCTTCCGAGCGAATACAAGTGACGGTAGTGTATGGGGAGAGAAGGCGCTCTGCTTCCTAACAGCACCCGGGTTGGAGATGGTGAAGCTCATCGTGATGACGCTTTATTTTTTGTTCACCCTGTAACGGGTGAACTATGGCTCCACTATCGTGATAACTTCGTAATTAATAAAACAAATAAAAACATATCTTACAAATGAATGAGCGTAGTGAAACGAAGTGAATGAATGCAGTAAGATAAGACACGAAGTGTCTACTAATTGTTGTAGGGATAAGCGTATATAGCTAGGTGTACCATGATGCAAAATATATAGCGTGATTTACATTATTGCAGACATAAAAAAAGCAAGCATTACGCTTGCTTTTTCTTTATATTTTTTTAGGTAATCTACTACATCCACTCTGTGGCTGATTTTCCTGCTTTGGCTTTACTATAATCGTTAAGTACTTTAACTGCCATTTCTCGTTCACTGTGACTCATGTGCCATACTTCGGTCCACGAAAACGAACCACCACTATATATGACTAGTTCTGTTAGGTTTTTTTGAAGTTCTTCTGCTCCCTTTTTTAGTGAGCCTAAATATGCAACAATCTCTTCAGGCTCAGCTGAAGTTAGGAAGCTGTGAAAAAATTTACAGGGTCGAAGCCAACCTCCTGCTCAAATGCGCCGTGCTCGTCACACTCTAATTGGACTTTCTTGTTAACGCCAATTCTGCTGATCTTCTCAATGGTCTTTTCGATTTCTTTGCCGATTGTGGTTTCACAATTTTCTAAGAACTCTCTGATCTGATCTGAATCTGTTACCACAAACTCCTGCTCATTTTCGCCGGCGCCTCGAATACTAGCAACAGAATCTACCACAAGATCAAAATTGACTTTGGCCATACGAACAAAGCTGCTGTTGAATGCTTTAAGCTGTTCTAACTCATCTGTGATAGCAGACAAGCTCTGTAAACTGCGAGTACTTTGGAAATTTGCAATGCCGGCTTTAATAGTACTATCATAACTAAACGGTTTAACTTCGATGGTTAGTCCGCTTGCTGTTTCAAACGAGTATGATTCTTCCAATGTGTTCATTGTTTCGAGTGCGCCCTCAACGCTGGCAATACCAGAACATTCAGCGCCGCATTCAGGGCACTTACCTTTTACGTCAATGTCGTCGCCATATGTAGCACCTTGGATGGCCACTAGCAGTGTATCGATATCACTGCTCATCATTCTTCTTGGGTTTTGTACAGCAGGCACACAGCTCTTAATGATTTGTGAAACTGCTTCGCCGTTTAGTAGTGCATCAGGGTTTTTGAGAATTGCTTCGTCTTTAGCAGTAAGAGCAAACACTGCAACTTCGCGACTCTCTCCCAGTTCGACGATGTCGTCAGTGTAAAAGCGTCCACCACTGGGTAACTTGGTGTACAGCTTTGGTGCTCTAAAATAACCACTCAGTGGATTATTTGTTTTAGCCATATTAAAACTCCTGTTAATTAAGTAGATAAATATATGTATGATACATATCCGCTCCACATATTTATCATCATAAAAACTGTATATAATGGATTTTCTGAATGGCCACTGACAAATACACTGTAGAAATCGTAGACAGCGACGGTAACTCTAGTAGACTAGTGCTGCCTGGATTTGCTTTAGATTCTACTCAAGAAAAACTTATAAAAAGTGTACAAGCTTTGGGTAAAATGAATCCAAAACAAGCAGAAGCATATGAAAAACTTCTAACAGCGACTAACGAAGCTGCTAAAGCCGGAAAGTCAGCATCTGAAAAACAAACCGAAGAACTTGAACGGGTTCTTAATGTTACCTCTGACAAGCAAGTAAAAGCATTAAAATCATTTAGAGAAAATTTTGCTGATCGTGTAGGTAAAGACATGCGAGATACATTTGTTTCAGGTGGCAATATTCTAACTGCTGCTATTAAAACTGCAACTGTTGGACTAGCAGCCGGTGCTGGATTAATGTACAAAACATTTATGGATACCAGCGAAGCTTTTAGAAGCCTTGCTCAAAGCGGTTTAGGTGGCGCAGGCGCTAGCGGCACAGAAGCACAAGATGCAGTTGCTGAATTAACTCGTTTAGGTATGAGTGCAGGTGAAGCTGCTAGCTTACTTACTAGTTTTGGGCAAGCTAGTGCAATGTTGGGTAAAGCTAATTTTGCAAAGTTTATTTCGGGGATAGCTAATGCTGGTTCATTTGCAGCTAGCTTAGGATTGACACTAGACGAAGCAGCAGAATTTGCTGCCGAAGAAGTGAGTATTAGACAGCGTGGGTTGGCTCAAGATTTTCAGCTAACTGCAATGAATAGGCAAACGGTTGAAGAATCAATAAAACAAACACAGAGATTTTCTAGTGTAATGGGTCGTTCAATGAAAGATATTAACGATTCCAAAAAAGACTTTTTCCAAGATAATGCTAACATTGATGCACTTATGATGCGTTTTTCCGGAGCAAAGGGTGAGCGATTAAATGCTGAACTAAATCTTATGATAGGTGCAGCAGCAGCAATACCCGGCTCATATGAGTCACTAACAAAAGGATTGTTAAATGCAGCCGCCGCCCCGATACCTATCATGGATCCTTTCCTTGACTCTATTGCAAGTCTCGGCCCACTAGTTGGCAATTTATATAATGATACTTTGGCAATAGGCCAAGAAATTCAGAAAGGTCAGCTCGATGGTGAAGGATCAATAAGAAGAATTAATCGAAGTCTTCTTGCTATTGACGATGCAACAGTTCGAGCATTGCAATATGAAGCCCAGTCAGGTAATGCTGCTGCTGCGATGGTTATTAGTGCAAGAACTGCCGCAGCAAAAAGTGCAGCAGATCAAGAAAAAGCATTTAAGACAGTCGCAGTAGCAAATGACGCAATGGTTACAGCTGGAGTAAACTTTCAAAATCAATTGAATAGACTTTCGGGTGCGTTTACCACAGTTAGAAATAATGTACTGGGCCAGTTTGCTGAACCGTTAACCAAAATGCTTGATGAATTTGCATTGTCGGGTAACGATTTAAAAGAACATAACAAGCAACGAGAAGCGGCTATAAATGCTGATAAAAATTTAAGCAATGAGGAAAAAGCTCAAAGAATTGCCGCGTTAAGGCAAAAATCAGTCACAGAAACTTTGTATGATGGTCTTACAAAAATAGCTGATTCCTTTATGAGAAAATTCTTTCCTAACATTAACCGAGCAGGCGACAGTGTAGGACAATTTATTGACATGCTTGTTGTTAATATTGATAAATTTTTAACAGATATTTCTGAATTTATAGACGATCTCAAAGGCGATACATTTGGTGAAAAACTAGCAAATGCTGCAAAGAAACTATTTGCAAAAGCATTACCTGGTATCATACATGTGTTAACAGAAACTGCTAAAGCAGCAGCATCAGCACTGTTTTCCTCTCCGGCAGTAATTGATGCACTAGCAATGGGAATTGGTTTACTTTTTGCAGCATCCGCAGCAAAGTCTGCACTAGCAGCAGGCGTTACCAGTTTACTTAGATGGGTAATGACAGGTTCAGCTTTACCTGCGATAGCGGCTCCTGCCGCAACTGCTGCAACAACCGCAGCCGGCGCTGCAACAGGTGGCGGTTTATTAGCCGCAGCAACAGGTGCTTATGGGTTAAGCAGGCGCGGCGGTGGCGGCATATTAGAGTCCGGTGGCCGTGCATTAAAAGCAATTCCAGGCTCAGGACTAGCAGGCAGAGCGCTTACCGCAGCCGGCGGTATCGGCGCCGCCGCAATGGTAGGTAAAGATGCATATGATGTAGGCAAGGCATATTTAACCGGCGAAGAAATGAAAGGTGAAGATATTGGCGGTGTTGTTGGCGGTGTTGTTGGCGGCGCAGTCGGATTGTTAGGCGGCCCTGTTGGCGTAGCCATTGGTGCTAGTTTAGGTAATATGGCAGGAAACTGGATTGGCGGTTTCTTTGATGATGATGAAGCTGAAGCAGGCGGTACTGAAGTAGCTGCTGCAACTAAAGAACAACTATTACAACAAGAAGGTCTAGCTGCAATGGCTATGGATCCTGAACATATTAGAGCAGTTTCGGCTGCGTTAACAGAGTTTAATAAGACTTCAGTTGCTAACATATCAAGGGGGTTAGCAACATTTAATCCTGCTTTACAAGCAATGTTTACTACAATTCAAGGCATCAGAGTAGCGTTTGTTGATAATGTTAATAATCGTTTCCGACAACTGCTTACTATTATTACAGGATTAAATGTTGAAGGTTTAAAACTTCCTATAACTACTCAATATCTAGGAGAATTGGCAGAAAAAATTACTTCTATGCCAATTGATAAAATTGACAAATTATCAACAACATTTAGTGCATTAACAACAGCATTACGAGATTTTGCAAGTTTAACATCTAGTAACTTTTTTACAAGAGCGTTCGATGCCTTTACTGGTAAGCAAGACGACACAGAAAATATCATTAAAGTATTAAACAATTTTGCTGACAAAGTTGATTCTGAAAAGTTATTAAAAGCTGCACAAGCTACTATGGCATTCAATGCAGGTATGGCAGGATACGCTGCTGTACCTGAACAACCTGCTAGAACATCAGCAACAGGACAACAATCACCTGCTGATCAAGTAAACACAGCAGCTAATACTATGCAATATAACAACCCATACGAAAAAATGCGCGATATAGAATCGGAATTAACTCGGTTGAATAATCATTTTCGTGACACCATAAATCCATTTATATCTCTGATACAATTACGTGGTCTTAAGATTGCTGAGGAATAACGCTGCAATCGAAGGCTAAATCAAAATAAAACTTTTAGCACATGACATCTTATAAGTAATAGATAAATAGTCTAAGTTACTTAACAAGAGAGCATTATGAGCTGGAGAAAACACTTTACCCCCGTTGACAACAGTGGTTTACCACTTAATGTACAGCCTAAAACAGGCGGCGGCCATTACGGGATGAGTACTACAAGCAGATACAGCAGTTGGCTACCAGAAGTGTATGCTGGCTCACCTAATCGCCTTATGCGTTATATCCAGTACGATCAAATGGATCAGGACTTGGAAATTAACGCTGCTCTAGACACAATTGCTGAGTTTGGTACTCAAGAAGATGAGAGTACTGGTCTACCTATGATGCTTGATTATAATGGTATACCCAGCGATACTGAACAAAAGATATTGTTAAAGACACTTACACAATGGTGTAGTGTAAACCAACTCCACAAACGTGCATTTCGTATTCTTCGTAACAGCATTAAGTACGGCGATCAATTCTTTATTCGCGATCCAGAAACATATGAACTATACTGGGTTGACCCTGCTAACATTGAAAAAGTAATTGTCAATGAAAGTGAAGGCAAAAAGATTGAAACGTACTTCATCAAAAATCTAGAACAAAATTTACAAGAACTAACTGCAACTGATACAGCGTCATTACATGCTAGACCCTATGGCAGTGGTCAAGGTCTAACAGGTGTAATGAGTCCTGTAGCAACCACTACCAGCAATTACTTAACAGGTGCTATTAGTGGTAGCGATCAAGGTTCACCTGTGGATGCAAGACATGTTGTGCATATCAGCTTAACAGAAGGTATGGACACAGCTTGGCCATTTGGTGTAAGTATCCTAGAGCCAATCTTTAAAGTATTCAAACAAAAAGAACTGCTAGAAGATAGTATTATTATCTATCGTGTTCACCGTGCGCCAGAACGTCGTGTGTTCTTTATTGACGTAGGTAACATGCCTCCGCATAAAGCACGCCAGTACCTAGAACAGGTAAAGTACGAAGTACAGCAAAAGCGTGTACCCAACAAGGGTGCAAACGGCAGCGGTGTAACTGATGCTGCATATAATCCAATGAGCATGTTGGAAGATTACTTCTTTGCTCAAACCGCAGATGGCAGAGGCAGTAAAGTTGACACATTACCAGGTGGCGAAAATCTAGGTCAAATTGATGACTTAAGATATTTTAACAACAAGCTACTTCGAGGTTTACGAATTCCTAGCAGTTATTTGCCATCGGGTCCTGAAGATGGTAGTGCTATGTACAACGACGGTAAAGTAGGCATTGCATACATTCAAGAATATCGTTTTGCTCGTTATGTAGAGCGTTTACAAAAGCAGGTAGAAGAAGATTTAGATTTTGAATTTAAGATGTTCCTCAAACACAGAGGAATAGAAATAGATCCGAGCGAGTTTAAAATTAGATTTACTCCTCCGATGAACTTCAGCAGCTATAGAGAACTACAAATAGATGCAGAACGAGCTACACTTTACAGCCAGGTACAAAGTATTCCACATCTTTCAAATCAGTTTAAACTTAAGAAGTATCTAGGTTTAACTGAAGATGAAATGAAACAAAACGAAGCACTATGGCGTGCTGAAAATGGATACGAAAAGTTTGTTGACACTGATCAAATGATTGGTCTTAAAAATATCGGAATACGAGCAGCAACTGATGCGGCGGTAAATACAGCTATGGAACCAAGCTTAGATAATATTGAGCCGCTAGAACCAGGAGCAGAAGATCTTGGCGCTGGCCCTGTTTCGCCACCGGGCGGCCCAGTTACACCACCAGGGGGTAATGTATAATGCGTTTGAATGAATTTTATAGCCCTGAGAATGACTCATGGCAGCGTCGAAACAAAGGCGATACTCGTAAACCAAAGCTTACCCTTGAGCAGCTTAACAAACTACGAAAAGTTCGCGAAATCAAGCGTGCCGAAGAAATTGAACACAATAAGTTTGTGCGAGTAATGTACGCTGCACCTGCACAAGAAGCCGGAATTTAATACTTAAAACAGTACAAAATATTATTCATTGTGCTACTAAATATCCGGATCAAATACATTTTGACACAAAAAGAGTCAAAATCACATCATAATCATACATAAAACTCCACTTAACACTAAGTATTAATGTAGACAGATATGGCTGTTGCCGTTTCTGTTCGTAAATCAATATATTGGAGGCCACAATGTCAGAATCACGTACTAAACTAGAACAGATTCTCGAACTCCTTTTAGCTGAAGACAACGCAAAGGCTGAAGAAATGCTACATGAATATGTAGTTTCTAAGGCTCGCACTGAATATGAGCGTGTGCTTGACGAAGCCGAAGAGGAAGTTGAGGAAACAGTAGACAGCGAAGATGAAGAAGCTGTTGAAGAAACTATTGATCAGAGCAATGACTTTGAAAATGATATCCTTGCTGACGAAAATGAAATTACGTCAGATGAAGCCGGCTTTAACGAAGAAGAAGGCGAAGAAGGCGAAGAAGGCGAAGAAGAAGGCGAAGGCGACGAAGACCTAGAAGATAAGGTTGACGACCTAGAAGCAGAGCTAGAAGACCTACGTGCAGAATTCGAAAAGCTAATGTCAGGCGAAGACGATGCTGATATGGGCATGGACGACGCTGACATGGCTGATCTAGAAGCTGGCGACGACGTTATGGGCGATGAAGACGAGATGATGGACTCAGTAGAGTACGATCTCGACGAAGACGCTGACGAAGACAGTGAAGTTGTTGAAGAAGCTACAAATTTAAGCAATAAAGTTGCTGCCCCAAAGGCACCAATTGCTGATGCTTCAAACAGCACATCACCAGTAGCCAAACACAAGGCAGGTTGGGAAACCGGTGCCCCAGTAAAAGCTAAAGATGGCGGCGCAGGAAATGCAGGCGCTAACAAAGCAAAAGACCACACACCTACAAGCAACATCGGCATTAAGCCAGCCAAGGTAAATGCACCTAAGGCATAATTGTAGGAGTAGCGGAAAATGGCACGTAAACTTTACGAATTTATAAACGCAGAAATGGGCGGTATCAAGCTCATGGAAAGCGAAGACGGTAAAGAACTGTTTATGCAGGGATTATTCATCCAAGGTGATGTACAAAACCAAAATGGTCGAGTATATCCAAAAGGTGAAATTCAGCGTGCTGTTGAAAGCGTAAGAACTAGATTAGGCAAAGGTGAGACTGTGTTGGGCGAATTAGACCACCCAGAAGAGCTTCAAATCAATCTAGACCGTGTAAGTCATATCATTACTGATATGCACTGTGACGGTTCAAACGGAATGGGTAAATTAAAAATCATAGATACACCAATGGGAAATATTGCGAGAGCTTTATTAAAGGCAGGAGCAAAACTGGGCGTTAGTAGTCGTGGTAGTGGTAATGTTAACGAAAGTGGTCGCGTAAGCGATTTCGACATTATTACTGTAGACATTGTGGCCCAGCCCAGTGCGCCAGATGCATATCCAAAGACAATCTATGAAAGTTTATTCAATATGAGAGGCGGCGAAGCTATTCACAGAGCAGCAGCCGCAGTAACACACGAAAAAAGTGCAGAAAAGCATTTGATGAAAGCTATCACTGGCTTGATTCAAGAACTTAAACTAAGGTAAGTAGGAGACTACTATGGCAGTGACATTTAATGAACTACTTGAAGGTGCTGGGCTATCGGAAGAAGCTCGTTCAACCATTCAAGAAGCTTGGGAGTCACGTCTTACTGAAGCTAAAGAAGAATTAACAGCAGAACTTCGTGAAGAGTTTGCACAGCGTTACGAGCATGATAAAAATCAAATCGTAGAAGCTGTTGATAACTTTATCACAACTAAAGTTGAAGCTGAAATTGCAGAATTAGCTGAAGATAAGAAAGCACTCGCAGCAGAAAGAGTTAAGTATCGCAAGGCCGTAAGTGAACACGCTAAACTACTTGACAAGTTTGTAACAGCAACCGTTGCAAAGGAAGTTAAGGAACTACGTGCAGACCGTAGTCGTGTAGCTGAACATGTAGCAAAATTAGATAATTTTGTTACAGAACAGCTAGCAGAAGAACTCAAAGAGTTCCACGAAGACAAGAAAGCACTTGTTGAGCAGAAGGTCAAAATGGTTCGTGAAGGCAAGCGTCAGCTTGTTGAAGCGAAGAAAGATTTCATTCGTAAGGCTGCTAACACAGTCGAGACAACCATTAATAAGGTTATCAGCGAAGAAGTTAAGTCATTCCGTGATGACATCACCGCGGCTCGCGAGAACGATTTTGGACGTAGAATTTTTGAAGCATTTGCAAGTGAATTTGGTGTAAGCCACTTAAACGAAGCAAAAGAAATCAAAAAGGTCCAGAAACAGTTAGCTGAAGTGAAAAAAGATCTTGCTGAAGCTGTAGAGCAAATTGCTGCCCGTGAGGAAACAGTTAAGCTAACAGAAAGCAAGTTACGCATTTCACAAGACAAGTATGCTCGTAAAGAGAAACTTGACGAGTTAATGCGTCCACTAGGCAAAGAGAAGAAAGAAATTATGTCTGATTTACTCGAAAGTGTTAAAACAGAAAAGCTAGAAGAAACCTTTAACAAGTATCTTCCTAGCGTTTTAGATGGTGAAACATCAAGAGTTAAAAAGACATTAACAGAATCAGTGACTAAAGAGCACACTGGTAATAAGGCATCTGTTGTTAAGACAGAGGCCGATGACAACGCGGATGTCGTTGAATTAGAACAAATCCGCAAACTAGCCGGACTTTCGAGATAATAGGAGTTAAGAAATGGCAAATTTATTTGAAAGCAACTGGTCAGCAACTAAGGAAGCACTTCTAGAAGGCTTA